CTATTGACCCATGCCAGACATTGGAGGCCAGGGGCTGGGAAATGCGGTCCTGACGTAGAAACCATTAGGAAGATAAGGAGCCCGCCTCAAGAATACCGTGACAGCAAAGACGGTCTCAGTCGAGAAGCCGCCCGGGCGTCTGTTATTGGAAACTACAGCGGCCCTGGAATACATGGTTCTGCCCGTTGGAGTCCTGAAATTTGCAGTAAAGCCGGGGCTAAAGGATGCATTACCTCTGAGCCATGCATCCACCTCGAACGCCCTCATCGACAAGGTCGCATTAATCAACCTATTGGCAGAATCTACGGTTGTAAATGTGCTCGTCTCCGTCAAATAGTAGGACGCGCCGGAGTTCGAGCCTGGTAGAGGTGTCGAAAGGCGGCGTCTCAGGAAATTATCGTCTTTCCCGACATGCAAGCTCTGGACGTGGCCTCCCCGTATATCTTCCACCCTTATGTCTATGTTAAATCTCGTAACGAACCCACGCGGCCGGCCGCTCAGGGCCTCAATGAACGCCATGTCGATGGGAGACCCGGACTGGTCGATCGAGAGCCCATCGAAGGTTCGGAAAACCCCGTCGCTCACCAATCCGTTCAGCAGGCCGTCTTCGCCGAAGCCTGTCGTCAAAACCGCCGGAACGGGAGCCAATTGCCCGTCCACCGAAAGCCCGAACGGGTCGAAAAGGCCCCCATCGGATCCCAAATCGGTGGTGAAAAAAGGCCCCGACCAGCCGTCGGCCGGATCAAAGTCCCCCGTTTCCCACGCTTCCGGAGTTCCTTCGCCTTGATCGCCAAAGGCCTCCGCGGCGGCGACCGCGTTCGCATAGCTGTCGCTCTCTTCAAAGCCTGAGACGACCCCGTCGCCGTCATAGTCCGTATTGCCCTGGGGTGCTGATTTCGCGAGCTTGGCCGAGATCAGGTTGCCGATGGTCCCGCCGATGATATCGGGCAGGGCGGCCATGATATTGTCGCCGAAGCTGGTCCCGGTGATGATCGAGCGGGCGGCGGCGTTGGCGAGGCCGCTCGCGGCCGAGATACCGGTGTGGGCAAAGATGTTGCCGATCGAGCTGTTGTCCTCGAGCGATTGGGTCCTGCCGCCCAGGCGAGCCGAGATGCCGCCCGCGAGGGCCGCGCCGGCGACGCCGGCGAAGTCGAACTTCTTCTGCAGCCCGGTCGCGACACCGACGCCTTGGCTGAGCGCGCTCGACAGGCCGGCGTTCAGCGCCCCTTGCGCGAACTTGCTGCCGACATTGGCGAACGGCCCGGCCGCCCCAATACCCGCGCTGATCGCGCCCGAGATCGCGCCCATCGCGACCCCCTTCCAGTTGAACTTCGACTGGACACCGGTGGCGATGCCGACCGCCTGGCTGGCGATCGAGCCCACCGCCCCCGCCACCGCGCCGATTCCCGCCAGCGCTCCAATGCTAAGGCCGGTCGTGCCGGCGGCAATCGCGCCCATACCCGAGAGAATGCCTGGGGCCGCGCCGGCAAGCATCGCGCCCGCGCCGGCCGTGAGAGCGGTGACCGCCACCGCCACGACCACGATCAGGATTTGCCCAACGATGCCGCATTTCTTGCCCTTCTTGCCGGCGGTGGTGCTGTTGTTGGGGTTGATCGCGTTGGGGCTGTTGTCGCCGATCGCCTCGTTGGGGTCGTAGGGCCGGAAGGTGCTGCTGTTGTTGTGGCTGTTGACCTGCTTGTTCGGGATCATGATCGACTGACCGGCGACCAGCGGGGTGGCGAGGCTGAGCCCGTTCGCCTCGGCGAGGAGATACCAGAGGCTGGCATCGCCCCAGATGCTCGCGGCGATCGAGCGTAGCGTGTCGCCGCCATTGGCGGTGTAGGCGGAGCCCGAGCCCGCCTGGGTGTTGGCGTTGATCGAGTCGAAGCTCTGGTCGAAGTCGGCGCTGGAGGTGCCGTAGGTGGAGCCGCCCCGGAAGGCGCCGGTGTTGGACCAGTTCGCGTGCAGCCGGTCGGCGATCGCGGCGACGTAGTTCATGTTGGAGGTGCCGTTGTTCGAGACCTCGCCCATCGTCACGCCTCCAAAAGCGTAGCGAAGCGTGCGCGGATCCCCGCCCGACTGGTTGTCGTTCTCGTCGCGGTCGATCACCATGCCGATCTGGTCGGTGACCAGAGTCACGGTGCGCGGGCGTCCGTCGGCGATCGAGGCGGAGCTGGCTCGGCCGGACGCGTCGTAGGTGTAGGTCGTCGTCCAGTCGACCGAGAGGGTGCCGTTCCAGTTCTTGTCGTTGCCGATCGTCGATTGCATCGGCCCGTCCCACCAGGCGTAGCTATAGATCTGCTTGCTGTCGTCGATGGCGGCGTCGTTGCCGTCCTTCCAGGTGTCCTGGGTCACGTCGGCGAGCAGGCCGCCGGAATAGCCGTTGGTGATATAGGTGACGTAGGTCTTCATCCCCCCGCTTTCCCAGCGGGCCGTATTAGTGGTCTCGCCGAGCTGGCGGCCGGCAGAATCGTAGGTGATGTTCGTGCGCTCGTAAGTGCCGTCGATCCCCCCATATTCCTTATAATAGGTGATCCGGCCGATCGCATCGCGGCTGTAGGTGGCGAGCAAGGCGCCGCTGGCCGAAGGCGCGTGGTAGATGGGCTCCGGCGGCGACCAGTCCCAGGGGCTGGGCGGCGGGCCGGGATCGATCCACGCGTCGGCCCTGTTGACCTGCATCAGCTGGCCGTCGGCGCGGTAGACATAGTCCTCGCGCCGCTCGCCCAGGAAGCCGTCGGCGACCAGTTGCCAGACGCCCGAGCCCGAGCCGTCGTTGACGATCTCGTAGGCATAGGGGCCGCTGCCCGACATATAGGCCCAGCGCGAACTCTGAATGCTCGCCTCGTAGAGCGCGCTCTTGCGCGTGCCGTCCTTGTTATAGGTGATCAAGCTGCCCTCGGCGCCGCGAACCACCGTGCCCGAGCCGCGCGAACCGTCGAGCTCGCCCTTGGTCAGGGTGAATCGGCCCATGTTGTCGTACAGGTACCAGTAGCTCTTCGTGCTGCTGTAGCCGAGCACGTTGCCCTGCACGTCGAGCTCGCGATAGCTGGTCGAGACGTAGCGGATGTTCCCCGCCTTGTCGTACTCCCAGGAGGTCGAGGCCGGCGCCGCGCCCCCGAGGCCGGTGTCGGACCAGCTCGTCATCCGCCCCAGCACGTCATAGACCGCGGTGGCGTTGCGGTAGGAGACGCCGCCCTTCGAGAAGGTCTCCGAAATCCGGTTCCCGCCCGCGTCGTAGCCGTAGGCGGCGGTGCCCTGCGTGCCCGTCTGCCCGGAAACGAGACCGCTATTGTAATAGGTGAAGGCGATGCTCTCGCCCGCGCCGTTGGAGCGCGCGGTGAGCTGCCCGGCCTTGTTGAAGGTCAGCGTGTAGGCATGACCGCCGGCATCGTTGACGGCGATGGTACGGCCAAAAAAGTCGAGGCTCTCATAGGCGACATGGCCGTTATTGTTGGTCGCCTTTACCCAGCCGCCGAACGTGCCGAGGCCGCTGGTGGTGAGGTTCCCGTCCCAGGTGTAGGTGAAGGTCAGGCCCAGGCCGGTGAAATCGAGCTGGCTGACGACGCGGCCCTGGAGGTCGTAGTCCGTGCGTTCCTTGACGCTCGCGCCGAGTTGCGAATTGGAATGCCAGATGCGCTGGCCGAGCTGATCGTAGCCGTAGCTGTCGGTGAGCAGGTTGCCGCGATGCTGGACGCCGGTGATGCGGCCCATCTTGTCGTAGGTCATCACTTCGTCGAAATCGGTGGTGCTGCCCGACACGTAGAGCTCGCTGCGCACGATGCGGGCGTCGCGGAACGCGTCGTGGAAGGTGCGCGCGACGCCGCCGTCAGCGTGGAACTCGGCGGCGACCAGCGCGTCGTCGCCGTCCTGGCCCGTGCCGGCGAGCAGGGCGCGGGTGGTCAGGTTGCCGTTGGCGTCGGTCACGCCGACCAGGCGGCCGGAAATGTCGTAATAATAATCCTCGGTCGGCCGGGCCGTGGCGACGCCGCCATTTTCCGCCGTCCAGCTGGCGCTCGGAGCCTCCTTCTTGGTGAGGCGGCCCATCGCATTGTAGGTGAAATTGGTGGTGTTGCCGCGCGCGTCGGTCTCCGCCGTGACCTCGCCGAATGCATTGTAGGCGCGGCTGGCGATGAGGGTGGCGGTGGTGCTCGAGGTCAGCTGGCGGCTTGGCTCCCGGCTCGCGACCTGTTGGCCGCGCTTGTCGTAGACCACGATCGTGGTGACCGCATTCGCCAGCAGACTTTCGCCGGCGGTGCCGATCCAGCCGGGGAAGCCGCCCTGGCTGACCGCGGTGAGGTCGTTGCCGGTCGATGACAGCGTGAGGGTTCGGTTGCCGGCGAGGTCGTAGAGGAACAGGCGGGTCGAGCCATCGTCCTTGTTCGACCGCCAGAGCCGGCCGCCCAGGTCGTAATCGTAGGTTTCCTGATAGACCGCGGTGACGTCCGGGCCGGCGGTGACGCCGCGGCCGGTGACCTCGCCGAAGGCATTGTAGCGCAGCCGGGTCGCATCGCCATGGACCCAGGCCGAGCCATTATAGGCGGCGCTCGATTGGGCCGTCATCCGGCCCCCGATATCGTAGCGATAGGCGATCGCCTCGGTGACGACGCCACCGTCCGATCTGGTGCGGTTGTACGTCTCCGCGACCACCCGGCCGGCGGCGTCGTAATAATAGTTGCGCTGGGCCCCGACCGCATCGGTCAACGTCGCCAGCCGCCCGCCGGCGCCGTAGAGCCAGGTGGTGACCCGATCGTCCCCGGCCGCACCGCCTTCCTTGTTGATCTCGGTCCGTACGAGATTGCCGAGCGCGTCGTAGAAATTCTCGGTCATCCGCCGCACGCTGGCGCCCGTATGGTCGGTGATCGTCGGCTCCTTGACCCAGGACAGCCGGCCGTGCGTGTCATAGCCGTAATTGGTGACCTCGCCGTTCGCCGCGGTCTTGCTGGTGACGAGGCCGAGGCCGTTATAGGCATAGGTGATGGTCGCGCTTTGCGTCGCCGTGCTGAGCGCGCCCGTGCCGGAGACGGTCGCGGCAAGGACGCCCGCCCGCGTTTCGGTCAGGCGGCGGCCATTCTTGTCGTAGGTGAAGCTGGTGGTGCGGTCGGCGGCGCTGGCGCCGGCAAGACCGGCGAGCGTGCTTGCCGCCGTACTCTGGGTGATCGTCGCCGCGATCCGCGTCGCATAGCGCGTCTCGGATTTGACGTTGCCGTTGCTGTCGACATCCCACAGGGTCAGGTAGTTCTCGCGGTCCACCTGCGCGATCTTGCGGCCGAGCTTGTCGAACCAGGTCCAGGCGCTGTTGCCGAGGCCGTCCACTTCCTGAGTGACGTTGCCGCCCTTGTCATAGACGCTGGTGACGGTCGTGCCGCCTGAATAAGTGGTGACGAAGGTCGACCCGCTCATCACTCCGAATTGCAGGCTCGAGACGCTCCCGGTGAGGCGTCGGCCGGCCCGGTCGTAACCGAAGCTCGTCTCGCGATAGGCGCCCGTCGGCGTCGGCGGGGCGGCCAGCGGATCAGACGGAATCGATACCGCCGTTTCGTAGACGCGCGCGCTCGTCACCTGGCTCGCTGCGTCATAGGCCCAGCTGCTCACGGTTCCGACCGCACTGATCTCCATCGTCTTGCGGCCGAGCGCATCATAATAGCTGATCGTCTTGCCGCCGCCGGCATCGACGGCTTGGACAAGCTCGCCGCGCAGATTGTAGACGAAGCTTTCGGTCGGCGAGACGTTGGAGAGCGTGATCAGGTTCGCGCCCAGCGTCTGGACCGGCTCGTGGACGGCCTGGATGAGGCGGTTCGCCTTGTCGTAGACGAAGGTCGTATCGCGATGTTCCGCGACGGCGCCGGCCAGGGTCTCCCAGGTGACGTTGCCTCGGCTGTCATAGTTGCGAATGAGGCTGTAATAGGCGCTCGCCTGCACGGCGCCCGCGCTGGTGTGCACATTTTGAAAGACATATTGGTAGGTGAGGCGCCCCAGCTTGTCGTGGCCGACCTGGGTGAGGCCGCCGGTCTTGTTGGTGATGAACAGCCGCTGTCCGAACGTGTCGAGCGAATAGGTCTCGGTGAAATTCATCGCGTCGGTGACGGTGAGCATCCGGCTCATTTTGTCGTAGCTGAAGCTGGTCGTGGCATCCTGGGCGTGCGTGGGCAGGGTCGGCTGCGCGGAGGTGGTCGGTTCGCTCGCGACCTTGTCGTAAGACCGCACGATCGAAGCGACTTCGCCGAACGCCGTGTAATTGGTGCGCGTCCAGTAACGCTCGGCGTCGACCTCCACCGCGAGCCGGCCGAGGTTGTCGTAGTAGCGATAGGTGTTGGCCGTACCGGCCTGCACCGGCCGGCTGAGCTTCACCAGGTTTCCCAAGGCGTCATATTCGTTGGTGGTGACGAGATTGTTCGCCGGATTGGCGTCGACCGGCACGCTGACGGTCAGCACGCGGCCGCCGCTGTCGTACGTCCGGGTCGTGACGTAGCCGAGAGCGTCCGTGGCCGTGATCAGGTTGCCGAGCGCGTCATAGGCATAGTTTGTCGTCGCGGCGATGCCGGTGCCATAAGCGGCGGTCTGGCTGACGACACGGCCGAGCAGGTCGTAGCTGCGCCGGGTGGTCGAGGCGAGCGACGTGCCGTAGGCGACGGTCGTGTCGATCACCTGGCCGAAGCTGTCGTAGGTGAAATGCGTCACGGCGCCGACACCGTCGGTCTGGTCGCTCAGCAGCCCGTCGGCGTCATAGGCATAGCTGACCACGACGGCCGATGCCGGCAGCGCGCCGATCTGCGCGGCGAGGCTTTCCTTGGTGACGCTGTCGGTGACCGTATATTGACCGGCATAGCGGATCGTCTTCGTGACCCGGCCGGCCCGGTCGTATTGGCTTTCGCTGACGTAATTTTCGGCATCGACGGTGTAGGCGATCCGCCCCTGCAGGTCGTAGACCATGCGGCTGGTGCGGTTGGCCGCGTTGCCCGCCTGGCCCGACGCCCAACTCTGCATGGTTGCGAAGGTGGGGTTGTCGTCGAACGTGGAATAGAGCGTGGCGTAGACGGTCTGCTTGGTGGCGTTGCCGAGGCTGTCATAGGCATAAGCGGAAACCGAGCCCATCGCGTCGATGTCGAACGCCTTGCGGCCGGCATTGTCGAAAACCGCGCGCGTCACCCTCTTGCCGGCTGCGGTGTCCAGGCCGTTGGCGGTGACCTGGGCCAGGACGTAAGCGCTGGAATAGCTCGAGGCGGTGGCGATGACGCCGTCATAGGCGACGCTGCGATTGAGCTTGCCGGTCGCATCGACCTGATATTTCACGACATGGCCGGCGGCATCGACCGAGTAGCGCAGGAAGCCGCGCGAGTCGTAGACATAGTCGGTACGGCGATCGGCGCTGCTGGTGCCGGCGCTCGATTGCAATTGGGCCAGCGTTCCGGTCGCCCAGAGGCTGGAGTCCGCGGCCTTGGCGCGCGCCGACTCCTTGGTCTTTCGGCCGGCCCGGTCGTAGACGAACTCAGTCAGGCCGCCGGCGCCGTCCAGCGTGGCGATGACCCGGCCATCCTTGTCGTAGAAATTGCGGGTGATGCGGTCGTTGGCGTCGGCGGTCGGAAGGATCGGCGCAGCAGGCGTGCTGGACAGGACCGGCGCGGACAGGATTTCGGACTGCCCTGCGACCGCGGCCGAGGTGTTGAGATAGAAATAGGGGGTGATGCCCTCGGTCTGGCGCGCCGTGCGGGTGATCGTGAAGCGGGTGGCTTCGGTCGTCGAAAGACCGCTGACCTGAAAGAAGGCGCCATCCTGATAGGTGATCGAGCCGGGCCCGGAGACGATGGTCGCATAAGCGTCCGCGTTCGCCCCCCAGCCGGTCCCGGCGCTGCTATGGAGGCCGAACGAGGCCATGCTGACCGAGCCGACGCCTTTCACCGTCATCGTCGCGGTGATCGTCTGGCCGGCGAGGGCATCGACCCCGCCGGATACGATCGCCTGCCAGACGTCGCTTGCGATCACGGTGAACTGATAGGCGGCGGTGCCGTCGATCGTGCCGGCCGCGGCGACGTTCAGGTTCGCCCTGTACCAGGACATGCCGTCCTGGCCGTAGGTCCAGTAATTGGGATTGTTGGCCCATGCCTTCAGGTTCGAAAGCGTGCCGGCGGCGATCTTGTTGACATAGCTTCTGGTCGAAACCAGACGGGAGGCGCCGTCATAGGTGAAGACCGTCGTCGCACCGCTGCCGTCGATGGTCTGCACGAGCCGCTGGGCGCGATCGTAAATCTGGAAGTTCCATTGATCGCTCGCGCTCGCTGTCGGCCGCAGCGAGGCGAGGCTGGCGCTGGTGGGATTGCCGTTGCCGTCGATCATCCCGGCGAGCTGGCCGCTGGAGAGCTTGTTGGCGTAGCGCGTCGTGCTGGTGAGATTGTCGCTGCCGTCGTAGCGATATTCGGTGACCGAGCCGTCCGCGTCGATGTCGGCGATCTTCCGGCCGACGCTGTCGTACATCATGTGGTTGCGGCGCCCGGTCGGGTCGATCGTCGCGCGCAGGCGGCCGAGATTGTCGTAGACGTAGCGCGATGTCGAAACGTCGGGACCAAGGACGCTCGCGGTGCTGACCTGGCGAACTTCGGGCTGGTAGAAATAGGTCGAATATTGCTGATTCGCCTCGCCGTAGAAATCGAAGAAGCGCGAATGAACCGTGTTCCCGGCACGCTCGGGATTCCAACGGTAATTCGAGTAGATGTCGAGCACCTTCTGCCCGGTCGCCACATCATAGACCCCGCCCAGGGGAGCGGATGATGTCGGCGTGCCTTGCGGCAGGACGTAGCCGACGACCTTGTACCATTTGTCGGGATCCAGATACGCATCCTGCATCCCGACATAGGCGTACCAGAAATAGGGATTGTCGTTGTCCGCGCCGTCGCCGAGGTTCTCGACCATGGCGGGAGACCCGCCGCTCAGGCCGAAAAACACATAATGCTTGTCCATCGCGCTGAGCTTGAACTGCCAGGTGAATTCATAGGCCTTGGTCGCGTCGATCTGCATTTCATTGGTGAAGTTCCCGCCGCCCTCCAGCGAAGTATCGAGCTGGCCCGACTGGATCGCCACCACAGGCAAGCCGTCCGGTCCGATCGTGGCGGCCCACTGCGTTTCGTCGGTATAACCGCTGTAATTCGCCCAGCCGGGCACGATCGCCTGCCCCGAAGGCACGCTCGCGGGATTGCCGGGCCAGCCGGAAAGATCGACCAGGTTCGCGCCGGCGTTCGACGTCGAATAGGTGATCAGCTCGCCCGCCTTGTTGTAGGCCGAAATCTCGCTGAGGCCGTTGGCGTGGGTGATCACCGTCTGGCCGACGGAGTCGAAATAGGTGGTCCTGGTGAGACTGCCGGCGAAATCGGTCGCGGTCGTCATCCGGCCCATGCCGTCATAGGTGAATACCTCGACCGCCGAAGAGCCGAAGCGCTGCCGCGTCAGCAGCTGCCCCTGAGCATCGTAGGTATAGGCGGTCTCCGTCTTTTCGGACGACGTGTCGGACAGGCCGTTGCTCAGCAGCTTCGAATAGGCGGTTTCGAGCGTAACGTTGCCGCGGCCGTCATAGCCATATTCGATCCGCTGGCCGTTCGTCTTGTCCAGGCCGCTCACGTAGGTCGTGACCGGGCTTTCGTCGATCGCGGTCGTGGGGGTGATGCCGGTCAGGGTGTAGGCGCTGTCCGGATAGGTGTCGGTCGCCTTGCGGGTGCCGTTGGGATTATATTCGTACTGGGTGATGCGCCCTTCTTCGGTGACGACGTAGCGCAGATGGCTTTCGCTGTCATAGGCATACCAGTCGGTTTCCGCCTCGCCGACCCGGACATTGTCGATTGCGGTCGCAAGATCCTGGGCGGTGACCGCGCCGGAAAAGCTGATCGTGTTGCTGCTGCCCGTGGCGATGAAGCCGACGGCGACCGTCTCGAACGCGTTCGATTTCGGGGTAATCGTCTGCAGCGCGCCGCCATTGAGCGACACCGTGATCGGCGTCGCGCCATAGCCCGGCCGGGCGGCCATCTGGAAGACGACGACGTAGCGCTTGCCGGCCGTGAGGCCGGTCACGGTATGCGTGATGGCGGCGCCGCCGGTGCTGCTGGTCTGGACGAAGCCGACCTGATTGCCTTCCGCCGCGGGGTAGAAGCCGAAGGCGCTGTAGTTTCCGGTGATTCCGGAAGTGCCGGTGAAGGTCACGCCCGAGACGGTGGGGTTATATTGATAGCCGGCGCCCACAGGCGGCGTCTCGAAGCCCGCGCCGGGGACCGAGGGGCTCCAGTCGACGACTCGGGATTCGGTGCGCAGCTCGTTCTTGCTGCCGTAGGTCCGCCAGATCAGATTGCCCGCGCTGTCGAGTTCGGCGCGGAGATTGCCGCGCTCGTCATATTCATATTTGATCGTGTTGCCCGGGCCCAGCACCGCGGCCTTCACATCGCCGTCGTCCTCATATTGGAACTGGACGGTCTTGGGCGCGACGTTGGCGCTTTCGGGCGGATAGCTGATCTGGGTCAGCTCATTGTTCGCATTGTACCAAAGCGTGGTTTTCTGGCCGGCCGGATCGGTGACGGTCGTGCGGCCAGCGACGCTGTAATCGAAGCTGGTGACGCGCGTGACGCCGGCCGCCACCGCCTGCGTATAGGTGGCGATTTTGTAGACGCCGCCGACCAGCGCGTAAGTGAACGAGATCGAAGAGCCGTCCTTCTGCGTGATCGAGGCGACGCGCTTGCTGCTGCCGTCATAGGTATAGGTCGTGACGTAGCTGTTGCCGTCGCTGACGCTGTTGTCGTTCGGGCTCAGATCGAGCGTGACCGTCGAAAGCCGGTTCGAGCCGTCGTAGCCGTAACGGACCCGGGTCGAGAGACCGGGCGCGTAGGTGTTGAGCTCGATCAGATTGTTGCCGCTATAGACGAACTGGGTGGATTCTCCGTTTTGCGTGGCGATGTTGACCAGCTTGCCGCCCGTATAGGTGTAGGTCAGCCGGTTGCCGTCGGGATCGGTGCGATATTTGATGTGATAGCCTTCGGCGGCGGAATAATATTCGTCGACCCCCGTCGTGCCGTCGGTCCAGTGCCATTCGCCATTGTAGACGATCGTGTCATAGGCGCCGGCGCCGTCGGTCGAGACATATTTCCCCTTGGCGACGTCATAGTTGAACACCGTCTCGGAGCCGTCCCAGTCGCGGCGGGTGACGGTCGCGCCCGCGACGTTGACCCCGCCGGCCGACCAGATATTCTTGCTCGGCGTGGCCTTCCAATTGTCGCCATTGTCGTCGGTGAAATTCGCCTGGCTGTTATAGGCGCGGCCGATGCCGCTGTCCGGGCCGAGGCCGATCAGGAACTCGTCCTGGCGGGTGATGACGAGATTGCCGTTCGCCGCATTGACGTAGACGTCTTCGCCGTCGCGCCCCATCGTGGCGCCGCCCAATTGTCCGCGTGAACCCAGGACCCAGGCCGAGCTGCGCTCGAGGCCAGTGCCCTTGCCGGTGACGATCGCGACCATTCGATCCCCCAAAAAGATTGCCGGCAGACAACGGAAGGATGCGTCTACCCGGGGTTATGATCGGGGGGATCACGGCAGCGTTTAGGGAAATCTGCGACGAGCCACGCCGTCTGGGCGCGCGGGCCGCGATCATCGGCCGTAGGACCGCGTCGATAAGGGAGACGTCCCTGGTGCCCAGAAGAGGACTCGAACCCTATGGGGAAATGACGATTCGCGGCTAAAATACCGTCAAATGTACCGTCACTCTGGAACGACAATCTCCGGAAGTGTCCATTCGCAAGGTGCGATCGTCTTGGTTAGGCCAAAACCCTCTGCTGGAACCATGGTGCAATAGAGCGGATCCTGGCCTGTCGGAACCGTCTGCGTCCAGTTGCCAGAGATGCCACTGAGCTTCCCGCTCTCAAAGCTGTAGGTTGTCGTCCGTTCCGGGGCGGAGGGTCGCGACGTTGCCCGCTGATAAAGGAATATGTTGGTCGACATCTCAAAGCCTCTGAGCGAATGACGTGATCCATTCGACCTCGGCGACCGGCACGACGACGTCATAGCCGCCACGCGTGGATTCCCGGTGCGCCTCCGCCAGGTCGGTGGTGACCTCAAGCAAGTCGAAGTGGAAGCCTTCGCCACGAACGACGCCGATCGTCAGCACGCTGGTCTGGGTCGGCACGACGCCGTACAGCCGGACCCTGTCGCCCTCCCGTACACCGGAGACGACGCGGATGGAATATTGGGCGCCCTTGATAATCGCATGAAGATGGGCGCCGCTTGTCGAACTGCCGTCGTCATTGGGGAAGGCGATCGCGCCGCCGTCGATGCCGATCATGCCGGCCAGGAGGTTGGCTTCGGCCGACGCCAGCGCATTTCGAGAATTCGGGGTCGCCGGAGATTCGGATGGATCACCGTTCGCAAGCCACGCCTCGTCAACCTTCATTAGATCGGCGAGTCGCCTCATATTGGCCGGCGCCGGCATGAACATCCCAGCCAGCCATGCGCGAACTGTCTCCGCAGCGATGGTGATATCGAATTCCGACTTGAAGCGGTCGACGAACCAGGAAAGCTGCCCCTTATACTTTTTCGGTATCGCTGGATGCGCAACGACTGCGGTGTTCAAGCGCGTGGCGAATTCAGCGGTCAGCACTTCCGTCAGATGGGTGCGCCTCGGCCTGCCAGGCCCGCGGGACTTGCCATTATCCTCGACTGTGTTCATGTCTCGATCCAGACTCCGGTGAAAGTTGAATACTCAACTAATACCTGAATATGTAAGCCGTTCCGCTTCCGCTGTCAACAGGGGTGAGACGGCACTAGGGGCAAGGTGCAACTGTTGGAAACTGCTATACTTTTCAACCAAGTCGCTGTGCGGCGGGCGCGGCTCGATTAGGCTGATTTCCCTATTCTACCTGAAATGCGTTCGCATGTTACAGCCGATTCTCAGGCCGATAGAGCCTTGTCGATCATTTCGCGCGCTTGACCCCGGCCGCGACTGACGACCCACAGGCCGCCTGCGCGCTCCCAGGCTTGGCCGAACAGAATCTGCTGCCTGTCGAGGCTGCCCCCCGCTGTCTTCGTTTCGACCGCCAGGGGGCGGCCGCGCGTCGCCCCGATGATGTCGCTCGACCCCAGCAGGCCGAACTTCACCTGCCGCGCGTTGCGCAGCACCACCATTCCGGGCTCCGGATAGAGAGGACGACCGATCTGGACAGTCGCCTGCTGCCCCTGCCATGCCGCCCCGCTATTGTGGCGCCAGACGAAGGTTTCCGGCATCGCCGATAGATCGACGAGCTCATCGTTCAGGATCGACTTTTCGCTGGTCACGATGGCCTCGCGTGGCGGGCGGCGGCGCGGGCCCGCGTCTTCTTGCGCACCGAGGCCCAGTCCTCAGGATTCTTGTAGCCGCGCCCCTCAGCGAGGCGAACGAGGTCCCCGTGCGTCTTGCAGCGGCGCTCTTCCATCGCGTGGCGTCGGCGCTCCACCACCTTCGCGGCCGCGGCTTCCTCTCTGATCGCGGCGCGCTCCAGCTTGGTCAGCGTGCCCGCCTCGGTCCGCAACACGCGGGGTTGGCCCAGGAAAATCTCGCCACATCCTGGGCAGGTCTTCATCGTCGACGGGGCCACACGATAGCAGGTCATGCACTGCCGAATCGCCATCGCATCGGCATTCACGGAGCCGCGCGCGCGGCCTTCCCGCCCCTCGAGGCTCCAGCAGCGCGGCGTATCCGGCCAGCCGTGACGCCAGAAATTGCCGGCGTGATCACTGATTATGCCGCGTGGCTTTGGGCCGCTTGCGATAGCGGCGAGGCGGGCCTCAATGGTGCTGAGATCGCGGTTCTCCGCGTAAACGGCCCTAAGATCGCGGCCGCAATGCTGCAGGTAGAGGGACAGGCTTTGGGTCGGACGGGCGAGCGCGCAATAAACGATGTCTGGAACATCGAACCCTTCGCCGAACAGATCGACGTTGGTCATCACGTCGAGATCGCCCGCGCGAAACGCGTTCACGAGTTCGTCGCGGTCCTTACTATCGCCATCGACGTGGGCCGCCCGCACGCCCTCGCTGCGGAACGCCTCTGCCATGTGGCGGCTGTGCTCGCGGCTCGCTGCGAAGACGATGCCACGCTCGCCGCGAGCGAGCCGTAAATAATGCTCGACGACATCGCCGACCAGTTTCGGCTTATCCATGATCTCGGCGATCGCGCCGCGGTTGAAATCGCCCGCCGTTCGCTTCACGCCCTCGGTGTCGGGATCGCCTGGCGCATAATAATCGAACGGTGACAGATAGCCCCAGGCGATCAGATCAGCGGTGCTGGGCCCGACGATCATCGCGTCAAACTTGTCCTTCAACCCGCGCCCGTCGAGCCGCTCCGGCGTCGCGGTCAAGCCGATAACGTAGGCGTCCCCGTACGCGTCGAGGACGGTTACCCAGGTGGTGGCGGTCGCGTGGTGCGCTTCGTCGGGGATAACCAAGGCCGGCACCGCAACCCGGCCGAGACGTCCGACCAGGGTCTGCACGCCGGCGATCAGGACGTCGGCGGCGGGGTCGAACGGATGGCCGGCGGCGACGAAGCCGTGCGCCACGCCGAGCTCGCTGAAGGTCCGGCTCGTCTGATCGACCAGTTCCCTGCGGTGGACGAGGAACTGGGAGTCCCATCCGTGCGCCGCGGCAGCGCCTTGCATCGCGGCGGCCATCATCGTCTTGCCCCCGCCGGTCGGCAGCACCAGGAGGATCCGCCGCACGCCGGCGCGCATCATGCCGGTCGCCTGGCGCAGCATTGCGGCCTGGTAGTCGCGCAGGGGCCATCCGGGCAGATCCTGGGCCTGAAATGGCGCCGGGTTGGCGGGGCCGAGGTTCATCGGGAGTCCGCCGGTGGCGGCGACGAGGAGGGTTTCGAGCGCGACCTGCATCAGCCGAGGAAATCCTGAACGCGCGGTACTCGACCGCGCTTTGCCGCCTCATGCTCGGCCTTGGTCCGCAGAGGGCCATCGTTCCACGCCCACCGTTTGCACGGCAGGCAGTCCCAGCGCGCGCCGTAGCGGGTCAGGCTCCAGAACGTAGACTTGCCGCAACCCGGGCAAAGTGGCGGCTCGATCATGCCGCGAGCGACAGGATCAGCCAGGTCTGCCGATGCGCCTTGTAGACCCGGGGCGCCTTCAGGACGTGCGGGCGGGCGGTATAACCGACGTCGATCAGGATCTCTCGCGCGGCCTCGATATACCGCTCGTAATCAATGTCCGCGGGGAAAGCGTCGGGCAATTCCATCAGCGGCCTGCAGCCGTCGGTCCGCGACACCTTCTTGTGGTTCCCGGTCGCGGCGTGCGGCACCTTGTAGAGGATTTCCTCGCCATCGCGGGCCCAGATGTAGCGGACGACCTTGCCCAGATACTCGCCGCGCCAGGTCGCGCCGCCCTTGACGGTGACCACTGTCACGAATTCGCGAATGTCCGTACAGGCGCGAATCGTCTGCTCGATCGGCACGCCCTTGGTCAGTAGCGCGACGACCGCATCCGAGCAGACATTCATGCTCGGGTTGATCATCATCTGGGTGCGCAGGTCGCCCTCGAGGCGAGGGTTCGCCAGCGGCCCCTTGCGCTTGGTCTTGCCGTCCTCCTTGACCGCGATGTAGCTGTTGACCGACTGGCTGTAGAGCGCCGTGTAGCGGGTTGCCTCCAGCTCGAAGCCAGTCTCGCGTTGCCAAGTCTCGGTGATCTCAGTCAGCAGACCTTCCATGTTACGCGGGCAGCGAAACACGACGCCATCGGTGTTGCCGCTGACCACCGGTATGCCTGCCGCCTCGGCCCGCTCGATCAGCATCAGCAGTGCGAGCTGGCCGGTCAGCGTGACCGCGATCATCAGGTGCGGCGCGTAGAGGATCGAATAGCGGCTGCCGAGCTTCCCGAAGCAGCCATTTACCGCGATCTTGAGCCCGTCGGCCGCCGCCTTGTCGCCTCGTCGCTTGGCATCGACGCGCTCGCGGGTGATCTCGCCGAAAACGTCGAGGAAGGCCGGGCCCAGCGCCTTCGGATAAAGGCCGGAGTTCAGGATGATGGCCGGATAGTAGCTGGCGACGTCGAAATCGATCAGCACATGCTCGGCATCCGAAGAGACCGCCCGATTCTTCTCGGTCGAGTGGAGCCCGCCGATCCCCATCGCATAGGTCGTCTCGCCGATCGGCACCTGCTTCGCGTTGAGCCATGCCGGCATGTCGATCTTGCCGTCCGCCTTGACCACGAACCGCGTTTCCTGCAGCCGATCAAGGACCTCGCGCAGGTCGTCGCGCTGAAAACGCAACCACTCCGGCACCTTGTAGGGGAAATCCGTTCCTGCCGGCGTCTCGACCTTGAACACCCGCTCGCCGGTGACCTTTTCGACGCGGCTCTTGATGATCGCCTCGCCCATCTGCGCGTCGGACTTCGATCGCAGGTCGAGATCGTATTTCGCGCCCATTGCCTCGCGCAGCGCGAGCGGCTCGGCGAGCGCTTCGTGCAGCGTGCCGGTCGCGTCGAGATCGTTGTCGAGGTAGAGCAGGGTTGCGTCCATCTCCTCATCGGTCAGGACGTGGTCTGGCTCGTAGGGCAGATCCTGCATCTTGCGGCCGTGCAGGCGGCCGTTCAGGATTTTGAGACTCGCGAACGCGTTGGGCTGCGGCTCGATCAGGTCGATGTGGTCGAACTTCGGCACCCGAACGCCGATCGCGTCCTCGACCTGCCAATAGCGCAGCCCGCCGCCGATGATCTTGTCGTTCGCCGCCTTCAACTGCTCATTGGAGGCGCCGGACGCCGCCAGGAAGATCATCCCCTGGTCGTAGTTGAGGCCATTGAAGGTGACGATCCGGTGCTGCAGCATGATATCGCGAACCCGGTCGCAACGCGCCTGGCGCTCGGCGGGCGGGGTGCGACGCGACAGTTCGATCGTCACCCGCTTCCCGTCGCCGACCCGTTTGAAGCCGATCGCCCAGAAACCGGGATAACATTCAGTGTCGCAGAGCAGGGTGTCGCGGGGCATCTAGCCGAGCCAATCGCTGACGGTGGCCTGCGGCTTTGTTAGTTCGCACCACATCTCCGACACCCAGCGCACCTGATTCAGCGCATCGTCGAGCGCATTGTGCGCGGTTCCTTGAGCAAGCTTCGTCCCGATGGAAAGATGCTGACCTAAGTCCTTGATGGTGCGGCAGTCTCTCACCGCCCAGAATGGCCACGGAGGAGGACACCCGCAACAGCGCATGTAGGCATATTCGAGGATTGAGATATCGAATGTCGGCCCGTTGCCCCAGACCGAAGTGCCTTCCACGCCTGCTTCATAGAAATCACGCAGCTCGGATAATGCTGCCCCGAGCAGGATATTCCCGGCTATCGCCGCCAGGCGGGCGGCGTCGCTCTGTTGCATCCACCATTTGACGGTTCCCCCTGAAGCCTTGCCAAAGCGAAAACTGTCCTCGATGTCGATCGCCACATAGAATTCGCGACCGAGCTCTCCGGTTGTCGGATCGAAGAAGACTGCCCCGATGGAGACGATGGGAGCGTCGAAACGCTGACCCATCGTCTCCAGGTCAATCATTAGGTGGTTCAGTGGCACCGACGATTTCTCAGCCGAGGCCGAGCGAGGCCGCGCCGCCGCTGTCCTCGGCCGCGCCCGTGCCGGCGAAGGCGTCGGTCTCGGGCATATCGTCGAACATGTCGGCGGTGACGGTGATGCCGCTGCCCATTACATCGCCTTCCTGCCAGGAACGGATGGCTTCGATCGAGCAGAAAATGCCGCGGCTGCCCTTGTCGGTGCCGTAGAACGACAGGATCGCGTCGCAATAGGAGCCGCCGTAGCAGACGACGAGAATGTCCTCTTCTTCGACCTTGCGCTTGTGACGATCCCACATCTTCGGCCGATGCTTGCCACCGCTGGGGCCGCTGGCGCTGATTGCCAAATTGCCTTCGTAGCCCTTGTAAATGTCGCCATCCGGGTTCTTGAATCTCTCCCCCTTGCGGAACGCCACACGTTTCGGATTGTCCTCGGAGATCGCCTTATAGGCGTCGGGCTTGCCCCATTCCTGATCGCCGGCAGCCTTCAGCGCGGCGACGACCTTGGCGACATTCTCATCGAAATGGTTGGCCTGGGGACCCGCTTTCTCGATCAGGAAATTGCAGCCATATTTCGGGTCTGCGTCCGGAACGCCGTCGGGTTTCCCCTTTTCCTTCAGCGTGTCGGTGTAGGACAGCCGCAACCCCTTCAGCTGCACGGTCCTCGGGTCGATGGTCTTCTGGGCGGTCTCGGTCATGCTTCGTCTCCTTGGGAACAGAAAAAATCAGGCGGCGGCGCGTTCGGGCAGCTCCTCGAAGCGCGACGCCAGAGACTCGATGGCGCGGCGGGCATCATCCACCGGCACCAGCACCGGCTTCGGCTCGCCCGGGTCGACCAGGTCTTCGATCTTCTCAACATAGGCCGCGCGGCCGAGCTCCTTCTCGACCTGGGTCGGCGTCTTGATCTTAGGCGGAGCCCAGCGCTTGTCGCCGAGGATCGGTATCAACGCCGCGCCGATCGTCTCCGGATCCTTCCACTTGCGGGGCGGACGATTGCCGTTGACGGCCTTCATGCCAGGCACTTCGTGGCCGGTGAGCGCGTCGGTGAGCGCATCGTCCCGCTGGCGCTCGAGCCACGCCTCGACCAGTTTCGAGTGGCGGATGATATAGGCGCGGCGATCGCCATCGAGCGTCGGCAGCATCAGCGGCGGCGCGCAAATCGCGTCATTTTTGTCGACAGTCTCGGGGGCCATGCCCATCACCTCCAGGCAGAAACGGTCGGCTTCGTAGCAGCCGCCCTTCGTGTTAAATCGGCGGCAGTTGCGACAGACGTCGCTGCCCCGCCGCGGCGCGTTCGGTTGCCGGCTGAGCGCAACGCGGCGCTTCAGTTCCTCGCCGAACGCGAGCAATTCATCGAGCGTCACGCGCCAGGTCCCGCCGCCACCGCTGCACCGCGGCTGATCGATCGACAGCAGGAAATCTGTGGCCGGGCTAAGGTGGCGCGCGACCTCCTCCCAGAAACCCAGCGCATAAGACATGGTCTGTTTGTTGCGGACCGGGCTGACCGGCACCCAGCCCCATTTGAGATCATCGATCACGATCAGGTCGCGGGAAACGACCGCGCGGTCGAGCGTGCCACCCTCATCCGCGCCAAGCCAAGGCGACATATCGACTCGCAGCTCGCTGAACAGTTGCCCCTCGAAACCCGTCACGCGGTTGAGGCCTGGCTGCATCCACTCGGCGTCGGCGTCGGTCCATTCGAACCGAAACTCGTCAACCGCGGTCCGGCAGCCGACGAAATCGAACGCGCTGAGGCCGGTCTTGAGGCAGAGATCGGAGATCAGGTGCGCGCACTTCCCCTCGGCCGCGAATATCGTCGGAACATCGGGCAGCCCCTCCTCGGCAGCCGGCTTACCAGGGCAGGCCCAGTAGCCGGCGGCGCGCGACGGGGAGCGGGAGGAATGCTGGACGATCACGCGGCCTCTTTGGCGTCCAGGTACGCGGTGACCTTGTCCCGGGTCGCATCGCGCACGGTTCGACCTTTGTCGCGAAGATCGAACACGAAACGCGGGTCGTTGACCGCATCTCGACCGAAGCGCGACGGCGAGACGGCGTTGTCTCGCAGATATTGCTCGATTCGTCGGAGAAGATGCATGGGGTGGTTCCTTTCGCGGAATGCCCGGCCCCGTGCGAGCGGGGCCGGGTGAATCCGTCAGTCGCTCGCCGGAGCGGAAGCGGGCGCGGCTGCCTCCGCGTCGGCCGTCTCCGCCTCGCTCGGCATCTCCTGGAACAGCAGATCCTGTTCCCGATAGACGATGAACTCCTGCTCGCTATTGGCCGGGACCGTCGCGATATGGCTATATTGACCGTCTTCAAGCGGCTTCCGGTTGCTGTCGCACGGGAAGGCGCTGACGTAGACCGGCCAGTCGTGCGTGCGCACCGTGATCGTAGTCGTCATGTCTCTGCTCCTTGGTTCAGGTCGCGATCAGCCGAGGCCGAGCGCGTCGGCGGCCGAGGGGGCGGGATCCGCGACCTGGGGCAGCGGATCGGCGTCGAAGTCGTATTCGGCGCTGTAGTTGGGCGCCTTGCCGGCGATGATCAGCTCCAGAAAGAAATAGGCCTGGTAGCGCTGCGTCTCGTCGAGGGTCGACTTCACACCGGTCAGCATCGGCGAGCCAAAATGCTGGAGCATGGCCTGCACGGCTTCCGCCGCGCCGGTCCGTTCGGCATCCGTCGTGTGGCTTTGCATCCACGGCGTCACGAGCGCCGCGATGCCGGCATCGCTGGTGTCGATCTGGCGGCTGGTCGCCGTCGTCTCGTTCGCCTTGCCTTTGGTCGCTTCCCCGTTCTTCTTGGCGCTGGTGCGCGTGGCAGGCTTCTCGGCGGCGCCCGCCGCCTTCAGTTGCTCGATCGCGGCATCGCGGCCGGCGATCAGTTGCTCGGTCAGTTCGCAAAGCTTTTCGACGGCGACGGCATTGCGCTCCAGAAGTGCTTCGATAGTCATGGCTCTTGGTCCCTTCGTTGAATCCGTTGGCTCGCCCGCAGCGAGTCGCGGTGTATCTGGCACAGCCCGCTCTAGGTTTCAAGTAAAACCTGTGTTGCCCGGTTTTACTTGATTTTCTCGCCTTCCTGATATAGCGAGCGGGCGAACGACATGGAGCGAGAACAGATGGAGCCAAATCTGGCGCCCGGCAGGCAGCCGACCTGGAAAGAGGGCAGCCTCTATGCGAAACTGCGCGATATTTTCCCCGAATTCCGGACGCCACGCGGTCATTTCGACGTGCCGCGACTCGCCGCCATGCTCAATCCGCCAAAGTCGCTCGAGGCGGTCTACCAGTGGCTGCGGGTCAACCGAATGAACGGCAAGAACGCCGACGCCGTGATCATCTGCGCCCGGGCCGAGGAAAACGCCGCGGCGTTGCAGCGTCTCGGTCGCCCGCTCCCCACGAAGGTCGATCTCATCGATTTCCTGTGAGATCTGGGGTGATCCGCCGCTGCGAAGCGGCGCGAAAAGGCGTCTGAATGCACGATCACGATCAATCGGTTCTGGACGCTATCGGCCCGTTGCGCGCGGCGGGCTTCGCGCTCCACTGGCTGCATCCCAAGACCAAGCGACCGATCGGGGAGGGCTGGTCCGAGGTGCCGGTGGCGACGCTCGACGTGCTGCGCCGCACCCACGCGACCGGCAACAACGTCGGCGTCCGCACCGGGGCGCCCTCGTCGCTCATATCTGGCGGATTCCTGCACGCCTGGGACCTCGACATTCGCATCGCGGACCTCGCCGGCGAGGCGTGGAACCGGCTCGCTGCCATATTTCCCGACCTCGACCCTGAGACGCTTCCCTGCGTCATATCCGGCGCCGGCGGCGAGTCGCGGCACCTCTATTTCGTCACCGACAAAGCCTTCTCATCGAAGGTGATCGCGCACAGCGAGGGCAAGCACCGCGGCGCGGACGGGAAGTGGCACTACGACTGGGAGATAGAACTGTTCGGCACCGGCAAGCAGGTCGCGCTGCCGCCGAGCATCCATCCGGACACCGGCAACCCTTACGTCTGGCTGCGGCCGTTCGACCTCCCAATGCTCGCCCTGGGCGTGGCCCCGACCATCCCGAGCGCCTGGATCGAGGCAGCCGAGGTCGCCGACAGCGAGACCTACGAATTCGAGCTGCGCGAGCCGCTGACCTTCGAGCCCGGGCAGCTGGAGCGCGATCTCGACGACCTGCCGATCGAGCGCCTCGACGAATATGCCGACTGGGTGCAGCTCGGCCAGGCGCTGCATCACCAGTTCGGCGGCGACGATCGGGGCTTCGACCTCTGGGTCGAGCATTCGAAGCGGTCGGATAAATTCGACGGCGATCTGCGCACGATGCGCAGCAAATATCGCGGATTCGGCCGCAACCGCAAGCGACCCGTCACCATGGGCACGGTCCGCCAGTGGGCGATCGACGCCCGCACCGCCCGGATGGTGTCCGAGTTCGATGATCTGCCGGAGAAACCCGACACCATCCGGGCGTTCGCCGGCGACGATGACGAACCCGATGCCCCGCGCAGCCTGGCGGACCTGCTCGGCGAAACCGACTCGGATCCGCTAGCTTCCTTTGACACCGCCGCGGCCGAGCCGACCGCCGACGACTGGCGTTGGCTCCTCGACTTCAATGAAGAGGGCGCCATCCGGCCGACCCTGCACAATATCGCCTTGATCGTCCGCAACGACAGCCGGCTGGTAGGCATTCCGCAGATCAACGAGTTCACACAGGAGACCGTCCAGCGCACCGCGCCTGGCCGCAAGCCCCCGCGCCGGCGCAACGAGGCCAAGCCGACGCTGCAGCTCGAAGGCCGCATCTGGGACGTCCGCGACACGCTGAACGGCGAGCTGTGGTCCGACGATCGCGACTTCGCCGTGCGGGCGATCTTCGAGGCGCCGAAGACCCAGGGCGGCTACGGCGTCAAGCTGACCGATCGCGACCTGCGCGCGGCGATCGTGCTGTCGGCGAACGATTTCCCGTTTCACCCGATCCGGGAATATCTCGAATCGCTGGTGTGGGACGGCACGCCGCGCATCGATCGGCTGTTCATCGACTACGTAGGCGCGGCCGACAACGCCTATCACCGCAGCGTCGCGAGGCTGGTCATGACCGCGGCCGTGACTCGTGTCTTCGAGCCCGGGCACAAGTTCGATTTCGCCACGATCCTCGAGGGCATCCAGGGCAAGCGAAAATCGACCTTCATCAAGATCCTCGGCCGGCACTGGTTCAAGGAGCTGGACGGCGACTTCCACGATGCCAAGCAAATGATCGAGCTGATGCAGGGCGGCTGGGTGCTCGAAATCCCGGAGCTGACCGGCTTCAATCGCTCCGACGTCCGCGCCATCAAGGCCTTCATCAGCCGCGAGATCGACCACGCTCGCCTGGCCTACGCACGCCGGGCCGCCGCCTTCCCGCGGCAGTGCATCTTCATCGGCTCGACCAACGATCACGAGTACCTCAAGGACGACACCGGCGGCCGTCGCTTCTGGCCGGTCCTCTGCACAGTGAAGGAAATCGACACCGCGCGGCTCGAAGGCGAGGTCGACCAGTTGTGGGCCGAGGCGCTGGTGAGCTATCGAGCCATGCGCGCCGCGCAGCCCTACGGGACGCTTCCCTTGTTCCTGACGGACCCGGCCGCCGCGAAGATCGCCGCACGGCTGCAGGAATCACGCCGCGTCGAGAGCGCGGACGACGGGGTCGCCGGCCGCATCGCCGCCTGGCTCGACAAGCCCATGCGCGACGGCGGTTTCGACGACAAGGACGCCGGTGGCGAGCCTCGCCTTCGCGACGTCACCTGCCTCATGCAGATCTTCTGCGAAGGCCTCGGCGGGCATGCGAACGGCTACGATCAAATCAAGGCCCAGACGCTCGGTCGAGCCATGCTGCGGGTGCCCGGTTGGTTCACCGACGGCGAACGCGCGACATTCGACAATCCTTACGGGCGACAGCGCGCCTATTATCGCGACGGCTCCGACATATTGGCGACGAAACTGGCCATTTGAACCCGCGCACCCGCGCATATTTTTAGCCGGCAACCCCCGAAAATCGGGACCTGTCCACAACCTGTCCCGGGGACCTGTCCACCAAAAACGCGCGGATTTCCGCCGATTTTTGAGCGATTGGCACAGGTGGCACAGGTTTTTCCATAAAACTCTCTACTGGCCCCCTTCTGTAGGGTTTCAGTCGTCCATGTCAGCATGCCTCAAGCTTTTTGGATTCCCCCTCCTCATTTAGTTCTTAGAAATACCTGTACCACCTGTCCAAAGCCCATAAATCGGCGGAATTCTGCGGTTTTTGCTGGCACAGGTGTACCTGGACCACCTGTGCCACCTGTCCGCCGATCGGGGCGACCAGTCCCATGCGGTAACAATTAGAACTATGCTCTAAGGGGGTTTCTGAAAACTCCCGAAAAAGGTGGCTCAGCGCCCCTCACCCGCGCCACATGTTGCAGGAGGGACCCGTAACCGCTTGACAATGCAACGGTTTTCGCGCGCTCAACATGCTACATGTGTCGCATCGCGGGGCGCGGGGCAGCTCGATGCAAGCTGTGCCAACTGGTAACAACTAGACCCAAGCGGAATCGGTGGATCGGCGCGCTGCAGGTGGCATGCGTCCGGAAGGGTGCAGCTCGGGCGCCGGCCAGTCGCAGTAGGGCAACCCATCCTCGAGCGCGTTCGCGTGCAGCTCGGGCGCCGGCCAGGGTGAAGTGAGTTTCAGGTTTTACTGGATTAAGCGGCCCATTTAGCTTAGGCAGGATGGATAGGGAATCGAGTGATTCGCAGAAGGGAATTGAGATGCACAGCATAGCCTCTGACCGTAGCACCCCCGCCAACATCCGCGCCGCATTCGCGCGCGTGACATGCCAGATTGTGCGCCATTGGAGCGATGGAACGGAAAGCCTGATCAACATGATCAGCCGTGACCGCGCCGAACAGGAGCGGGCCGAGCATGCCAAGCGCATCGGGCGGCAGTTCGCACCGGGCCTGACTCTCATCGGCGTGACGGTGCGCCCGATTTAACCCCGTTTCATGTTTTAGTGGAGGCTTGGAATATGCAACATGTTACTCTTGAGATGGCGGCATTGATCGCGGTCAGCGTCACCGCAGTCACGATGTATTTGGCCTATGGGATCGGGCTCATCGTCGATGCGATGCGGGGCCGCTGACATGCCCCGCCGCCCAGATCCAGCTCGCCTAGCAGCAAGGCACCGCGCAGCCCTCTTTTACTCGGGCGCACCCTGCAGCCGGACGTCCGGCCACGGCGGCGAGCGCTACACGTCCACGGGCGCATGCCGCCGCTGCGTTGCGGCCCAGGCGCGCCCCGATCGCCAGAAGCCCATGAAAGGGGAAACGAGATGAACCTCATAAGGGATGCGCTTGAGCACGGGAGCCGCTCGATTCATCATCCTCACTGTCGCTCGAGGCGCAACACTATCGCTTGCGACTGTCACGTCGGCAAGTGCGCGGCCGCGCTCGCATCGTTGGATAACCAAGCCTGCCCTGAAGGGGAAACGAGATGATTAACCAAATACCAGACGCGCCCTTGATAACCCGCTCCCCGGGCGTGCATGTCGGCGGATTCAACCCTGGCGGAGGCCGCACGGGATTCACGCCCGAGCTCGACGCGACAATCATCGCCGCGGCCGAGGCACTGACCGCGCGCTACAGCCGCGGCGTTCAGGTGCGCTTCAATTCGGATCGGATGTCGGGCGGCGCCTTCCTCGAGGGTCTGTCCGGGTCAGTCGGTATCACCGCTGCGCTGCGGAGCCTATCGCACGCCCGCCGACTCGCCAACGACACGCGTTTCCTCGATGACAGTTACGAGGAAATTTGCGAGCGCTGGGGCGTCGACCATGGCGGTGCGGAAACCCAGATTGCTCATGCGGTTTTCATTGATGCCTCGCACCTGATCGATCGCACCATTGCCGAGTGCGGCCCAGAGACATCTCGTTACTCCTATTTGTCCGTGGCAGGCTTGCCAGCAGCGCTCGATGTGTTGCGCGCCAAGGCCGCCATCCCAGAGTCGCCCCGATGAGCCCCGCCCGTATCGCAGTGGCGAGCGTCATCGCCTTAAACCTGTTCATATTCATCGTTCTGCCGGCGGCCCGGTTGCTCGGCCTCATATCGTTTTAACCCTGTTTCATGTTCTAGAGGGGATTCAGCCATGACACTTGCATCTCAACCGATCGCGTTGCCCTATCACTACTGGCGCCAGCGCGGCTGCAGCGCCGCCCGCGCCCTGGAACTGGCGCGGCTGGACATCGCCGAAGAAACACCCCGCTATCCTGAATTGCCGGGCAACGGTCTGAGCGGCTCGAGCGCCGATCAGCTGCGCTGGGTGGAGCGGCCGGCGGACATCGGGTTGCGCTTCGTCGGCTTTGCCGATGAGATGACGGAGCGCGTGATTGAGCACAAGGGATATTTCAGCGAGCCGAACGGCTTAGACGGAGAAACCTACCGCGGCGCCGTCTACCAGTTGCCGGGCCGCGACGGCCGCGCGATGTACGTTGCCGGTTATCGCGAAGGATCAATCAGATGCTCAGGCTCATGGCGCGATGAAGACTCAGGTGCTGCCCGCCTTGATCTGAGGAACATTTATCGCGGCGAGCCTGACGATGGCGTCCATATTCCCGGCACCGCGTCGCTTGAAGCGGTCATGGCGAGTGACGAGACGGCGATGCGTCACGCCGAGCGCGAGCGCGAGTATAACGAAGTCTGGAGCAACGGTGCTCATTTCCAGCGGCTGGGGGAAGCGATCGCCACGGCCCGCACCTTCGCCGGCGAGCTGCTCGGCGAGCTTCGCCAGCTGCGCAGCCTAAGGCCGGCGGGCGCGGTTCACACGCCGCGAGTTTGCGCGACATTCCGTGACAAGCTGGCGATTCTGCGGCGGGAGATAACCGAGTCACGCGCCGAACGCGCCCGGATCCTCGCTGACCACGAACATATGCGCGGCACATGGCGGCAACGGCTTTGGGATGCCTTCGCGGACGGTGCCGACTTGGCGCAGTCGAATTAACCGCATTTCATGTTTTAGTGGAGGAATCACGCCATGACTCAAGCAATGACGCGCGCCGAAGCCGCCGAATATGCGCCGCAATGGGGCAGTTACATGACGTCAGGCGACACCGGCGCTTGCATGTATGGTCTCGATAGCCTGGGCCGCCCTGCCGATGCGGTCAGCCGGAATGCGATCGTCGCGCATATCGATTCCGATTGCCTCCCGTTTGCCATTGAGCGCGAAGCGACCGGCGACGCGGAATATATCGGGGATCCGGACAAGCTTCGCGCGCTCCGCTCCTATGTGGCGGCCTTCGATTTTCCGGCGCCGCACGTCATCGGAGAACCAGCCCAGGTGAACGGAGTCGACGTCGCCGAATTCCTCGCCGGCTATGTCCGCTGCGCACTGTGGAGCTCGAACGATGAATCCGACGATAGCGGCGGCGAGCCGATCGATCAGAACTACGACGCGGCCGATATCGCGCCCTCGAGCATGGCTGAAGCCGAACAGGATTGCCGCGCCTTTCTCCACGCCGTCGGCCACCTGATAACCGATGACAATTTCACCGGCCGCGCGGATGGAACCTTGGCGGCGCGCGCCGGGAATGATTTCTGGTTGACGCGAGTCGGCCACGGGGCAGGATTCTGGGATGGCGACTGGAAAAGCGATGATCGCCACGATGACGAACGCCCGCTCAGCCGAGCTGCGGGCGCCGCGGGCGAATGTAACCCGTACATCGGCGACGATGGCAAGGTGTATCTGTCATGAGCGCGACCTTGCAACCCGTCACCGGAATCGCTTTGTCGGCATGGGCGAGCTATCTGATCAACAATGACACCTCTGGTATCGATGGGGAGGACAAGCGTCAGGCCGATCTGTTCGCCGCATTCATGGGCGGCCGTATCTGCTACTGCGAGGACGTCGGCTTCTGTTGGCATCATGACGGATGTCGGTTTGGCGCGCTCGCCGGCGACTGTCAGCGTTACACGGCCCTAGTGGAGCTAAAGCCATGCCCGGCGGCCTGACCGTAGTTCTGGCGATCGTCATCATCTGTGCGGTGATGTCGACGCGCGAGGGGCGCAGGGAAGCCCGCGCCAGGATGCGACGTTTCAACAAATGGCTGATCGGGCCGGTGATCCTGCTCTGGGCCTTCATTCTGTGGGGCATGTTCGGGCCGCGCTAGGCCGGCCAGGGCGCCACTGCTAACCCGCCACCTGAATCCCGTCCGGCTCGCAACCGGGCGGGTTTTTCACGTCCGCCGGTCTCGCCTGGCGTGCTTCGCCGCGGCCCGGCAGCGGTGGAAATATCCAGCGATGACGCTCGCCCCGCTCGCCGGCGCCCTGTTCGGACGTCGCGCCGGATAGAGCGCCACCTGGTCCGAGCTGCCGCAGCCGGTACAGCGGAAGCGCCGCGCCGCCATCGGCAGCACCTGGGCCCAGTCGCGCGCTTCGAACAGTCGCCATATGATCGCGTCGACTCGCGCCCCGCGCCCGCAGCGGAAGCACCATAGGCGTAGATCCTGCCCCGCCTCATCGATCGCCCGCAGCGTCCGCATCTCGCGCGGAACGTAGCAGGAACGGCGGTGCGCGCGGAACCCACCTCGGAGAAATGAACAAGTCCGCCCCGCGACAGGCTGCCAGCACCACCTCGGAGAAATGAACAAGTCTCCGGGATTCAAAAATCCGGGCGGCGCTTGACCGGGCCGGAGAAATCGGCACCATCGCGCGCGAGGGCATCCCTCGGAGAAATGAACATGATCTCGACGATCGCCGCCGCATTGCTTGCCGCGCAGGCACCGGCGCCGCCGGCTGTCGACACGCCGCTAATCGACGGGACGATCGCACAACTCGGACGCGTCCTGCCGGAGCCGGCGGCGGCGCGCTTCCGCCGCGTCTATCTGATCGGCATGCCCGCTCGAGGGGGCGGCACGGCGCGGGCGGTCTGCGGCCAAGTCGACATGGACGATCCCCGCGGCGAGCCAGGATGGGTCGTGTTCGCAGGAGCGATGGTGAACGGCCGCGTGATGGTCCTGGTCGGCAACCGCGGCATCGGTTCCGCCGCGAGCTTCTGCAGCGGTGAGAGCATCGCCTGGGAGCGCGATCTGGACCTGTCGCCCCGCTTCGAGGCCACGCTCGCCCGCTAGGTCTGCCCCAAGCGCACCGCTGAAACGCAAAGGCCCCGCCGCACCAGAGGAGGAATACGGCGGGGCCAGCGCGCGGACGCGGCACAGGGGGAAGCCGCGTCGCATTCGGGGGACTCGAACTCTGCCGAGGCTTCGGGGAAATGTCAATCGAAAACTGTGTTTCAGGTTTTACTTGACGATACGGCGGGTGCGGGCGTAGACAACGAATCGACTGCAACATGATTCGGGAACGCCGCCATGGTCAGGGAAATTGAGAAGAGCAGCGGCGCTGGAACGAATCGACTGCGCCGTGATCGCCGGGCTGTTTTGCTTCCGCGTCCGGCAGCCGCGCGAGAGGTTTTGATCATGCCGCGCGAGGCGACGGAGGAAAGGGGCACGATCGATTTTCAGTGCCGGGTCGAGGCCGAAATCGTGGGTGGCCGGGGGAAAGTGATAGCTGAGCGCCGCTTCGATCAGCAGTCGGTGATGAAGACTGGGGTTGTCCGAGCGTGGGTTCGGAAGGCGTTCAACAAGGCGCTTGGGGAGGCTGGCCCCGATGTGATCGTATCGGCCAGTTATCGAGGGCAGATGAAGAAAGCGCCATACTCCACCTACGCGGGATCGCTGACCGGCGTGAACGGGCAGACCATGCGACAGGACGGAGGATTTTCGGAATGACCGAGCAGGACAAGTCCACCCCCGCCCAGCCGACAGCGGGCTTGGGGGAGAGGGCGCTAATCGAGCGGTGCGCCCAGATTGCCGAAGCATGGGTGGCCTGCGCGTCTGCGTCGGAAGCATATATGCGCGGCGAGGCACCAACAAGTATTTGCCGCCGAGAGATTGCAGCCTCCATCCGCGCCCTCGCCAGCCCAGTTCAGGACGGGGCGCGGGCGGCCGCCGACAGCACCGTCGAAACCTACCACGCCTTCAAGCTCGACGACGGATCCCTGAAGGCCTGGGCGGTCGATGCCGAATGGGCCGTTGACGCAGAGGATCGGGTAACCGGCGCCCGGCGTCAGTTCGCCCGTCTCATGTGCGAAGAGGATGCGCGGCTGATCGTCGCCGGCGTCCCCAGTCGCGCCGTCGCCCGCCACCCGATTCCCGCCAGCACCGCCGAAACCGTCGCCTACACCGCTGAGACGCTCGGCTGCGTCGTGATCTGCTCGTTCGATCTGTGGCACCTGATGCAGGCCGCGGGCCTCGCCGTGCCGGCGGCGCTCCAGGCGGCGGCCGAGGAATATGGCTGGATCGACCCCGACTACGACGCCACCCACGACCGGCCGCCGGGTGCCGCGTGACGATCGACGCCCATAGCCGTACCGGCGACCTTACGCTCGACCAGGTGTTCACGCCCTTCTGGGCCGCCGAGGAACTGGTTGCGGACGCGCTCGCCGGGCTCGGCAGGGTGCATGTCGCCGAACCCTTCTGCGGCACCGGTGCCTTTCTCGCTGCTATCCCGGCCGCCTGTCCCGCGTTCGGCGTCGATATCGATCCCAAGGCCGCCGCGGTGGCGCGCGCAACCAGTGGCCGCGACGTTATCGAAGGCGACTTCCTCACCGTGGACTTGACCGGGCGGAAGATAGAACTGCTGCTCGGCAACCCGCCGTTCGACATGGCGCTGCTTGATGCCCTGCTCGATCGTGCCCACGTTCTGCTGCCGGAAGACGGCCTGGTCGCGATGATCCTGCCGGCCTACACCTTCCAGACCCCGAGCCGCGTTGCCCGCTACATGGAGCGGTTCGCAATCGACGTGAATCTGATCCCGCGCACCCTGTTTCCAGGCCTTTCGAAGCCGCTGACCTGGGCCAAGTTCACCAAGACGGGTCGCCGCTATGTCGCCGGCCTTATGCTGTTCGCCGAGAAGCGCGACGTCGACGGGATGCGCGACGAGCTGCGCGATGCACTGTCGCGCCCGGGAACATGGCGCGAGGCGGTGTCGATCGCTCTGCGAGAGCTCGGCGGCGCGGCACCGGTTCAGGACATTTACGAGGCGATCGTGCCGGAACGGCGCTGCTCGCCGCACTGGCGGCCGAAGATTCGCCAGACGCTGCAACGCCACTTCACGTCGCTCGGTGGCGGTCGCTGGGGCGCGCCGCGATTGCTTCAGGAGATGATCGGATGAACTCAACCCTCCGCCTCTTCGTGGAAGAGAGCAACCGCATCGAAGGCATCATGCGGCCCGCGACAGCTGCCGAAATCGAGGCGCATGCCACGTTCCTGACCGCCGATCTCAGCATCGCGTCGTTGCAATGCTTCGTCTCGGTGGTCCAACCGGACGCCTTGCTGCGTGATCGAGTCGGCCTGAATGTTTACGTCGGCGATCACGTTCCACCGCCCGGATGTCCGGAAATCCGCGACCGGCTGTTCAACATCCTCGACGGCACGGATCCATATGAGGTTCACCATGCCTATGAAGACCTGCACCCGTTCACCGACGGCAACGGACGATCGGGCCGCGCGCTATGGCTGCGCATGATGGGCGGCCATGCGCCGCTCGGGTTCCTTCACCACTGGTATTACCAGTCGCTGTCGGCGTGGAGGCCGGGGAAATGAAGCGCACCGGAGTCAGCGGCGTATTTTGTGCCGCCCACTATCCCAGGGGCGAGACGGGCCGGCCGCAGGGCAACCTTCACGGCCACACCTGGCAAGTCATCGCCTGGTTCGAGCCGCACGATGCCGAGGTGCTGCGCGACGAGCTCGCGCTGGCCCTGAAGACGATCGACCACAAGATGTTGCCGCCGCACCTCGCCTGGGGCGAAGATCTCGCCGAATGGATCGGCACCGGCAAGGCTGGCCCGTTCTCCAGTCGCTGTCTCGAGGTCCGTGTCGAACGCGCGCTTGAGCATATCTATGGGGACTGGCGGGCGCCGCATCCGCAGCTTTACCAAGTCGACATGGGAACGGGGAGAGTTGCGCTGCTCGATCGCCTGCAATGTGAAACCGTGGAAGAGCCTAAGCGTGCCGAGCACGTCGTATGAGAATTCAAGTCTTCCAGTGGTACGTGATGCGCTGGATGCGCGAGGTCTTCGAGGGCGCATGCGATCTAACGACACCGGTGCTGAGAGGCTTTCGCTTTACCGAAGAAGCGATCGAATTGGCCCAGGCTGTGGGCATGACGAAGTGCGAGGCTCGTCGCGTGGTGGATTATGTGTTCGCCCGACCGATCGGATCTGTTCCTAACGAGGTGGGCGGTGTCATGGTGACGCTCGCCGCTCTGTGCGGTGTGCTCGAAGTCGATCTTAGTACAGCTGCATATGATGAGTTTCGTCGCATCGATACGCCCGACCTGAAGCGCCGGATCCGTGACAAGCAGGCCTTCAAAGAGTCGTCAGGTCTGTCCAGGGATCCGGTAACGGCAAACAACGGTGATGAAGCGGAAGCGCTATTCCAATCCTTGCGGCACGGCGATGAAGATCACCAGGCCTGGCTGCGCGAGGCGATCGCCGCTTACTATTCGGGGGCTCCGGTGCCGAGCCCCCGCGGCTCCGGCCGCAAGCAGGCCCTGATCGACCAATCCCTGGCTGTTCTGCGCGATCCGAACGCCACACCGGGGGACAAGGTTCTGCGCTGCATCCCGTTGCTGGAATCCTATTGATGGCGAACCTTGAACCAACGGCCGTCTATGACAGCTATTGGCGGTTCGCGGCGGAGCGCTTGGCCGCATATTACCGCCATCTCGTTGATCCTATTGGGCCATGGACGGACGACCCAATCATTCAGCACTGGCGGTTTTGCAATACCTACAGGGCTGCCGACAGGATCAGCCAGTATTTGATCCGCGAAGTTCAATATGGCGAGGGTCGTTCTCAAGCGCCTGATGAATTGTTCTTCCGAACGCTCCTGTTCAAGATTTTCAATAAGATCGAGACCTGGCAACTGCTCGAAGCCGATCTCGGCCCTATTGTGGCAACGCAGGCAACTCTTGAGCGCGCCGCGTTGATTCTTTCTGGCGCGATGGCCAGGCGGGAAACCATCTATTCGGCGGCATATATCATGTCATCGCCACCGTTCGGTGCGGCGCGAAAACATGAAAATCACTTGTTGTTGTTGAGCCGGATGCTTTCCGATGGTCTGCCCTGTCGAATCGCTGGAGCGACCTCACTCAGCCAGGTTTATGAGATGCTCCATGTTTATGCCGGCCTCGGAAGCTTCCTCGCCTTCCAATATGCGCTAGACCTCAATTATTCCAGCCTGCTTGCGTTTGGGGAATCCGAGTTTGTCGTCGCCGGACCGGGCGCCCTGGATGGAATTTCAAAGTGTTTCAGCGACACAGGCGGTGCCACGGCCGAGGATGTAATTCGTGAAATGTGGTCCCGGCAGGATGCGGAATTCGACCGACTCGGTCTCGATTTTCCGGGCCTTTTCGGCAGACCGCTGCAACTCAACGACTGCCAAGGTCTGTTCTGCGAGATCAGCAAATATTCACGCGCTTCACACCCCGATATCGTAGGCAGGGCCGGCCGCAGCAAAATCAAGCAGACATACCGCCCGCTCTCCGCACCGATGCCGACACCATTCTTCCCGCCGCGCTGGGGTTTGAACGAAAACATCACCGTTAGACCTCCGACTGATTTCTCGGTCGAGATCGCCCGCAATCGGTGCCTCGCCTGGTTGTTGATCGCATGATGCGCCGGCCTGACGTTTTCGCTTGACTCTATTTCATGTTTTACTGGATAACGCAATTTCGAACGAGGGAGTCGGCAATGAGCAAAAGAACCCTGATCCTTGCAGCCATGGTCTCACTGGCCGCTCCTTCGTTCGCCACGGCGCCCGACACAGCGCCGTCCGCGACCGGTATCGCGCTGCCCGATTACGCGCAGGATCAGGATCCGCGCACACTGCTCGAGACGCCGATCGATATTTGCGCCGCCGCCTTGCGCGCGCGGCTGAACCACGGCGACGAGACATTCCTCGCCCGCTTCGCCGGCGCCGCGCATTTGACGCCGCCCGAAGCGCGGCGGCTCGCCGAAGTATGCCTGATCTTCAACCTCGGCGCCGCGACCCTGGTCGCTCTGGCGCGGGAACATGAGGCTTCGCAGGGCCAGGTGCAGCAGGTGCCGCGCGTCGTTCCGACGATCTGAGTTTCATGTTTTAGTGGGAAGGGGAGATAATGAACCGAAACCATCCACGTAGCGCGGCCCATCGCGCCGAAATGAAGGCGCGTCGCGTCCGCCAACTCGCGCGGGAGCCGGGTTTTACGCCCGTCTCGAACAAGCGAATCAATGCGGCTCTGTCGGTGGCCCCTCTCAAGGCCATGCTGCGCAACCCTGCACTGACTCCGGTGCAGGCCGAAGAGCAAGGCTATCGCGACGTTGCGGCCACGCTCGGGCGTCCCCGGTCCAGCAAGCTCTATCGCCCCCGGCCGAGCCGCTCCGACGATCCGGCCTGGCGCAACAAGGCCTTGCGGGCATGAAGCGCGATTACAGCCTTCGCTTCCACAAAGCCGCCCTGCGGACCGGCATCTCCTCGCTCGCCATGGCCAAAACGCTGCCACCGGTCGTCGTCGAGGTCGCCGTCGCGTCGGATATGAGCCTCGCGCCGCCGGTACTGACATGAATTGGTGGCAACTCTCTTTGACTGCCTGGGCGATTGTCGGCGCCATCGTTTTTTTCGCTGTGCATTATCTGGGCCGCAAAGAGCCGACAGATCACGGCCAAATAGTCATCGGTCAGTTCGCCATCATTGGCTGCTGCTTCTGGCCGTTTGTCCTGCTCTACCTCCCGTTCGCTGGGCTGTGGTCACTCGGGATTTGGCTGTTTGGCCGCGCCGACCATGACCCAGAACCGAACCCTGATCGGAGCGCGTCATGAGACCGGACGCCGCCACCGCCCTCGCCGCCGCCCTCCGCCTGGATGCCGGCCGAGCCAACGCCGACGGTGCCACGGTGGAGGTCGTCGAAGCGACCGGTCGGCCTTGGGCGAGCGTCACCTTCTCCGGCGAACGTCACCGGCTCACGCTCTCGATTAAGGGGCCGTCATCGCGTCCGGTCGCCGACGCCTTCCTGAACGGCCTCGCCGAACGCGAAATCGAGCTGCGGGGCCACATTCTCGCGGGCATCACCTGCCTCGCGGACGAGCGCGTGCACAACGATGTCCGGCTTCATCTCGAGGCTTTGACCGTGGAGGCCGCATGAACATCCGCATCAAGCCACAGCCGACACCGCGCGAACGCGCGATGATCCTGCTCGGCCCCAGGATGTCGGCGCCGAAACCGCCGTCGCTTTCCGAACGGTTGCGGGCCATCGACTGGCGCTACCACCTCTGTATCGCCGCGGCATCGACCATCGCGAGCTACATCGTTCTGGTGATGGTCCGATGAGCGGCGGCTACGACAACCGCATCGCCGGCCAGGAGGCGCGCGGCAACTGGACCCACAGTTGGACCGGAAGGCCCTATTTCCCATTCGACCCGCGACCCGAAGACGTGTTCATTGAGGATATCGCCCAGGCGCTTGGCAAGATCTGTCGCTACAACGGCATGTGCCGGCGTTTCTATTCGGTCGCGGAGCATAGCGTCCACGTCAGCCACATCGTTCCGCCCGAACACGCCTTCGCTGGCCTGATGCACGACGCGGCCGAGGCCTATGTCGGTGACGTGCGGCGGCCGTTCAAATACAAACTGCACGGCTATCGCGAGATCGAATTCCTCAACTGGCAGGCCGTGGCGACACGCTTCAATCTGCCGATCATGCAGCCCGACTGCGTCACGGCGGCCGACCGCGCCATCCTGCTGACCGAGCGCGAGGCGGTGATGAACCCGGTCCCCCACGATTGGAACGTCGCCGGCGAACCCGCCGACATCGAAATCCATTGCTGGGGGCCGGAGTCGGCCACCCGGATGTTCGCCGCGCGCTTCACCGAGCTGACCGGCGAGGCGGTGGCGATATGAACGAGCTCTATCCCGGTCATCTGTTCGCGCTCGACCGAAGCGGTATCGTTCGACCGGTTCATCTGACCACCGTGCCGAAGCAATCAGCATGAGCGACGCACGCCTTTATCGATCCAACGGTTCCGGCTGCGCTGGCCCGGCGGTGGCTATGGCGCTCATCGCGGTGATCGTCCAGTCGATCGTTGAAAACCTGAGCTTCCTGGCCAGGCTGCTGCCGCCGTGGGGGCTTTGACATGCCGGACCATGCTCCCGCCGAACCTCCCGAGGATCGCGTCAACCGCAGCAACACCGGCTGTGTGGAGACGATCGGCCTCGCCATCCTTGTCTTCCTCCTCTGGAGCCTGTGGCCATGAACGAGCCCATCTGCCCAGTCGTTTTCAGCGATGCAGCCCGAACCACGGACTACGCACAGCCGGACGATGAAATTGACGCACGGATCGATCGTCTGGCGAGAACCGAGCTATCCGGAGAGACTGGTGCCAGGGGCTTATATCAGCGCAGGCCCGTTGCCGCCGGCCGCATCGCCTATGCGGAACCCGCCCCTCCGCCTCCGCCCCCGATCCTGATCGCGCTCTGTGCGCCGGCCATGGGTTCGGGGAAATCCGAGGTCGCCCGTCGCCTGGTCGAGCGCCACGGTTTCATGGCGCTGAAGTTCGCCGGCACGCTGAAGGAGATGCTCCGCGCGATGCTGCGCTCGCTCGCTTATCCGGTCGAAATGATCGAGCGCATGGTGGAGGGCGACCTCAAGGAAATCGTGACCGACAGCCTCCCGATGCGCATGCCGCCTTGCGTCGTGTCCCGCATGATCGAGGCCATGGTCCGCGCGATGCTGAATGACCTCGCATTCGACGAGCGCACGATCGATCGCATGCTCCACGGCGACCTGGCCAACCAGGAGATCGACGGGCTCGGCGTGACGCCGCGCTACATCATCTGCTCGCTCAACAAATGGATCGTCGACCAGGTGCTCGGCCGGACCGGTCTCACGTCGCGCTATCTCCAGCAGACGCTCGGCACCGAATGGGGCCGCGAACTGGTCAGGCCCGACCTGTGGATCGCGATCATGCGCCTTAAGATCGACGCGTGGCGAATCATCGGCGGTGGCCGCGACATCGTGATCGACGACATGCGCTTTGCCAACGAGTTCGACCTTGTCTGCGAGCTCGGCGGCGTGCCGGCCAAGATCCGGCCGGGTTTCGACGCGCCGCCCCGTGGCCATGCCAGCGAAGGGGCGCTCGACGACGTCCCGATGGACACGCTGCCGAACAGCAGCAGCCTCGAAAACCTGGCCGCGCTGACCGACGGCTTCGTCGAGATCGTCCGGGCGCGCGCCGCGGCGGTCGGCTGAGCGACCGTGCCCGACTCGTCATTGCCATCCGGCCCAGGCGAGGTCACCCACCGCATGGTGCGCGCGATCGCCGCTGCGCCGCTGGTGACCGGCAGCTATGTCGCGCTGACCGACTGGAAGGCGGATCGCTTGCCACACGGCAATATCGATGTTGGAGCAAAGCCGGATCCCAGGCTGAAGGGGCCCGGTGGCATCGTCAACTGTCCGCCGGGCAGTTCGCGCACCGAGGAAATCGCGGCCGGCACGCCGTGCGTGGTGCGGACCGACGGCGGCGCGCTCGCGAGGATCACCCACGACGTGACCATCGACATCCGCGGCACCAAGGTGCGCCTTGCCGCCGGCGACCAGAAATACCTGCGGTTGAGGAACGGCCGGGTGATCGGCTTCGACGGGGATGACCAGATTGCCCGTTGACGCGCCGCTAATTCATGTTTAACTGGAAACACCAGACGAAAGGTTGAGACGATGGCGGAACCGGGACCGGGCCATAACAGCGGCACCAGCATCGCAGTCGACGAGCTGCGGCTGTTGATCGAGCGCGCCGAGCGGATCAATGAAGAGATCAAATCCGCGCAGGATGATCGCAAGGACGTCTTCAGCGAAGGCAAAGCCCGCGGCTACTGCCCCAAAACGATGCGCGTGATCATCCGGCTGCGCGCCATGGAGACGCACGATCGCCAGGAGGCGGAGGCGATCCTCGACGCCTACAAAGCCGCGCTGGGGCTGGCGTAACGTGGAAATCATGCACCTCGCCGGCGCGGAAGACGTAGCCCGCGCCGCATCGACCATGTCGGGCGCGGCGCGCGAGATGCAATCGGCGGCCAACAATATCTCGTTCGCGTTCGAACAGCATCAACGCTTCATGGACGACTGGCTGGGGCGGCTGGAAACGGTTCTTATGTCGGTGGCTGCGACTCCATGAGCAGCCTCGAAACCTACCTGCGCGACCTCGCCATGAAGGGCCCGGTGCGTCTGCACCTGTGGCCGGTCCACGGCGGCGGCTTCCAGGCCAACGTGGGCGAGCCCGGCGTCAATGCCTGGACCGTGGTCACGCTCTACGATCCTGTCGACGCCAGCCGCGAGGCGCTGCGTCAGCGCAGCTGCGGCATCGCCGGCCGCCAGGTCGTCGCGCGTGACGGCTATGTCGATGCGCCGCCGCCCGAGATTCAGACCGAATTCGAAGACGCGATCACCATTTCGGTCAATATCGCCGAGCCCGGCGTCAATCTCGATACGGCATTCGCGGTCGCGCGCAGCCCGCTTGCGGCGCTGCTCGGATGACGGGCGCCCTTTCAGCCTGGTTCGCCCTCTGGTTTTCCCTGACGCCCTTCGGGCGGGCGCTCCATCTCGCCGCCACGGTCCTCGCACTGGGAGATCTCGTCGGCGCTGCCTTGATGTTAGCGCGCGGGCTCGCGTCGATCGCGAGCGGCTGCGGATGACCATCCTGCGCATGATCCTGTTCGAATCGAAGAACGGCGGCTGGCAGGCCAACGTCCAGTCGGATCACGGCCCATGGACGGTTGAGACCGACTCGGACCCGGCCGAGGCAATGCTGCGGGCGCTGCGCGTCCGCGGCGCATCGGGCGGTCCGGCGCCACTGGTTTATGAACGCATGCGCGACCTGCGCCTGGCACTCGCCGGCGCGCTGCCCGCGCCAGGAGACCCGGCGCCGGGTGCCGACCCGCTCGCGGCGCTGATCGCGCTTCCCGCGGCGGCTGTACCGGACCCGATGGCGGCGTTCCTCGGATGATCGACCCCAGCATCCTCCCCTACATTCTTGCAGCCGTCGCCGGCGCGATACCAGACATCGCGCTTGGCGGCTGCCTGTCACCGAGCTGCAAAGGACTGATAGCGCGCCTCACCCTCGCAACCGAGATGGTCGGCGTTCGCGTCGGCCCACGACCGCGCCGCCGGTGACCTCGATCATCCTCCACGAAGGCGACAACCGGGCTCACCTGCGCCGGCTGATCGACCAGGGTGTCCGGGTCAACAGCGTCGTCACGGACGCGCCTTACGGATTGGTCAGCGTGGCGAAGCGGTTCGGCAAGGCGGGCGCCGCTCCGGCCAAGTTCGGCAGCGATGGCGCCTTCCAGCGCGCGAGCGGCGGCTTCATGGGGTCGAAATGGGACGCGACCGGCATCGAGCGCGACCCTGAGTTCTGGCGCCTGATCCACGACATCCTGTTGCCCGGCGGCTATTGCATCGCGTTCGGCTCCCCGCGCACCGGCCACTGGATGGCCTGCGCGATGGAGATGGGCGGCTTCGTGATGCACCCGTTCCTGGGCTGGCTCTACGGTCAGGGCATGCCGAAGGGCTATGACGCCGCCAAATATATCGAGAAGGCCGGCCTGGGGGCCGAGGTCGCCGAATTCTGGCAGGGCTGGAAATACGGCACCCAGTCGATGAAGCCCGGGCTCGAGCCGATCTATGTCGGCCAGCGGCCGTTCGCCGAGAAGAATGGCGCGCTCAACCTGTTGCGGCACGGCGCCGGCGCGATCAACATCGACGGGTGCCGGGTGGCGCATCAGACGATCAACGGCGGCAATCTCGCGGACAACCCTCACTTGCGCGACACGAAACTGCGCGCTGCCCCCATCGCGACGTCATTTGGTCGCGCAGGCGATGAAGTGACATTGACGAGTCAACTCGGCCGCCATCCGGCCAATTTCCTGCACGACGCCTCGCCCGAGGTGCTGGCGCTCTTCCCCTCGGCGCCCGGCCAGATCGCGCCCTCCTCCTCCTCCAATTCGCGCAAAAACCAAACGTGCTACGGGGAAATGCGCCGCGGCTCGCCAGACAACGTCATGCACCCGCGCGCCCGGCAGCGGACAGCGCGGCCCGCTTCTTCAACGCCTTCCAGCGCGAGGACGAGCTCGACGCGCTTCTTCAACGCCTTCCAGCGCGAGGACGAGCTCGACGCGCTGCTCGATGCCGGCCTGATCGCCGAACTGGATGGTGCGCCAGTGCGCTACAACGCCAAGGCGACGGCGCGCGACCGGATATTCCAGTGCAGGATCTGCGGCGACCACGGCGTCGGCGCCAAACCCGGCTGCGGCTGCATCGACCCGGAGACGGGCGAAGTGTCACTGCGCAGCCATCCGACCGCCAAGCCGATCGACATGCTCGCCTGGCTGGTGCGCCTCGTCACGCCGCCAGGCGGCACGGTCCTGGACCCGTTCGCTGGCACGGGGCCCACCGGCGCCGCGGCGCGCGCGGAAGGCGTCGACTGCATCCTGATGGAAGCCGAGCCGGAGTTCGCCGGCGATATTCGCGCGCGATTCGGAGTTGCCGCGCCGGCGCTGGACCTCGGCGCGCTGTTGGGCCCGCCGCCGGCGGCAGCACCCGCCTCACTAGCCGCGCTGCTCGGATGAGCGGTGGCTTTGCCTTGACGCCGGACGATCGGTCCGCGCTCGTCAGGGAGATCACCTTGCTGCGCAGCCGGCTCGGTAACATGACCCAGGAGCGCGATTATTGGCGCGATGAGGCGGAAATGCGTGCCGATATCGACCGGGTTAAGGCGCTGGCTCTGGCGCTTCAAGTTCCGCCGAGCATCGCGACCATTGCCGTCATGCTCTACCAACGCCCCGGGCGCGTATTCAGCCTTAGCGAAATCGAAAACGCAATGCCGCGGCAGGACCACGCCAGAGATCGCAGTCCGCAAATCGTCAACGTGAGAATCTGCCAGCTACGCAAGCGAATCGGCCGCGATGCGATCGGGAACAAGCACGGCGCCGGCTATTATCTGACCGAGGTCGGCGTCACCCGCTTGGCCGCCGCGTTCGGCGAGACTTGCAATGTTGGATTGAACAGCGGAACAGATCGCGAACAGCAGACTCCAAGGGTCGCGGCCTGACAGGTCATAATCGATGATACAGTGACTAAGAGTTTCGCTTTACAAGGAATATTGCCGCGCCTAGACCGACGCGCACCTGGGAAGGTTTCATTCGTGTTCACGCCTCATACAGTATTTTCACCGCATTCGGAGTGGTTGCCCTCAATCCGGAGCACGCCCCGACATGGCTGAAATCATTGAAAGCGCGATGCAGCCGCATCCGCAGCTACGGCGATCGCGCCCGGGTCGCCTGCCCGCGCCGGATCGCGTGCCAGCAGCGCGAAGCCGAACGCGATCGCTTCGGCGGCCTTGTCGAGATCCGCATCCGACATCGCCTTGCATCCGGCCATCGGCAACACCTGGGCCAGGATCGCGCGCGTCGCCGCCGGTGTCGGCGCTGCGTTGCGCCGCTCGGTCTGCTCCTCGAGGAAGTCGAGGACCGACGGCAGGCCGGCCGCGCGCGCCAGCGCATCGAGCGTCGGGATCGACGTCACATTGTCATAGGCCGGCTGCATCGATCGGGTCAGCGTCGTCGGCGAGACGCGCGCCCTGGTCGCCCACAACTGCGCCGTCCAGCCCAGCCGCTGAAGCTGGGCCTGCATCCATCGCACGATTACGAGCTGCTCCCCCTTCATCCCCTCCACGCTTAGGAGACGAAGCGGTCCGGCGCATCCTGCATTTTCGGTCTGGCCATCCTGCAATTTTGCAGTTACCACGTTCATGTTCGATCTCCCCATCGGGAGATTCGCTTGTAGCAAGTCGCGCGGGGGCGAGACAAGGGGGAGGGGAAAGATGGGCTAAAGCACTGACCTAGACGCGGAAAGCGGCCCGGTGGTAGCCGAGCCGCCTTCAATGAAGGATGTCGTTCAACCGCAGATGAAAGCCCAGTCCAATGAGCCATCAGCCACCAGTTACAAGCCTCACATTCGCCCGATCCGAAGACCAACGGACCAATCTTTGGTCGCCGGCCGAGGCCGGAACTTCGGATCCCGCCGCCCTTGGCCGTGCGCGCGCCGACGAGCTAGTCCAGTATATGCGCGACAATCAAGCCCCCATGGCGCTCGGTCATGTCGCCGAAGCGATCAGCCGTGCCGCTCCGGAACATGGGCCGATGGAGACCGGTTTCTTCTCGCGCTTGGCGCTGACCGCGATGGCGGCCGACGTGGTGTTCGCCGACTCGCGCGCAATGATAGGCGCGGCTGCCGCGGCGGCTTCACCCATGCTGCGGATCGCGACACGGGACGGCCGGCCGGTGGTGGCTGCGTGACGGGAGGGGTATATGGTCATCAGTGAATTGATTGCCTGCAACAACTTCAAGAGACTCACGGCGATCTCGAAGTGCGCGCAACACGGGCTGGAATATGCACGCCGATCGTCACCATCTATCGCGGTCGCACGGAACCCTTCAAATCCTGGAGCCTGCTCATCGATGTCGATGAAATGGCGGGCCTGGCCGACCGCTACCGCTCTATGTTCGAGAACCCGGCAGACCGCTAAGGATCACGCGCGCCACTTCCCATCAATGATCGTTATCAAGGTCCGCTTGCTCGAGGGATATGTGACGATCTGCGAGTGACTCCAACTGCTGGGCCCGCTATTGTACCCCTGGTCCATGGTCCCGCAGAGCCCAGCCTGGTAGACCCCGTCGACGATCATCGCGCTATGGCTGTGGCCGATGTTGATCCGGACGGCGACCCGGTTCAGGTTCATCGCGCTGCCGCGGGCACCGTTGGGCCCCTCATCCCCGTGCAGGCCGCATTCGATGCCGCCGTGCTGCTGGCAGACCAGATAGGAGCCGTTGCGCGGCACGAAGACGATGTCGCCGAGCGGATCGTGCCGGCGCAGCGCCCAGGGGAAGATGTCGAAATGCGCGTCGCCGGCCTCGATCCGCCGATAGATTTCGAGGTTGAGCTCGCACCATGCCGGAAGGTTGACCGGATCCGAGCGCGGATCGGTCTCGCGCAGCCAGCGCTGCAGCGCGTCGCTGTGGTTCGAAGCTACGACCGCACTGGTCGTCCAATCGAACGCGGTCGCGGCGAGGAAACGCGCGCATTTGGCGATGCCGTCGTCGACCCGCTCTGAGCCACCCACGGTCATCTTGAACGCATGGCTATGGTCGCCGCGGCGGTGATGGTTGCGCGCCTGGAAATCGAGCAGATCGTGGAAGGCCTGGTGGCGCGGCCGAAGCGCGTGGATCATCGATGATTCGCTGGTCACGCGATCGCGCTCGACATCGTAGCCCCAGCAGGTCATCGCGACCTGCGGGTCGATCTGCTCCATGTGAACGTCGCCCCAGCTGATCTCCTCGACCCGGTGGCCGAAGCTGACCCGGCCGGCATCGACGCGCGCGTCGAGATCCTGGAAACTGCCGTCGTCCGAGGCGCTGATCTGGCGACAGAACAGCCGCCCTTCGCTGTCCTGTTCAACGATCGTCGCGCCGATGATATGGTGGAAGGCCGCTTTGAGTCCGGCCTTCTTCTCGATGTAATTCTCAACCGTGCAGGTGCCCGAGGTCATCACCATCGCCGGGTGCCGGCCGGGCAGCGCCGGCACCGAGATGAGCTGAACCTTGGCATGCGGGAAGACCGCCCAGCGGCCGCGGCTGTAATTGTCGAGGCCGGAGAGCGGGCGCACCGCCGTCGGCAGGATGTTCATCTTGGCGGCGAACATCAGCCCGGCCTCGCCGCCGAGCATGCGGTCGTCGTGGATCAGATAGGGCCGCACCGCCTCGGGGAAAACTGCGGTGCGCGAGGCATGGTCCTCGAACAGGCTCTTGTTGTAGGTGAAGCCTCCGACCAGTACCTCGGCGCCGATCGCATCGCCATAGGCCAGCAGGTTCGTCCAGAAGGGCGCATGGACGGCGGTTTCGTCCTGCGCCGAGGTCAGAAGCCAGCGCTTCGGTTGCAGCGGGACCAGATAACGGCCGCCGACGCGTGGATCGGACTCGGTGCCCGGGGCGACGAGTTTGCGGTGGTTGCCATAATAAGCGGCCTGGCGATCGATCAGCGTCCCCGCCGGCGCGACTTGGCGAATTTTCTGCAAGCGACTCTGAAGGTGGCGAATCTGAAGCTTGACCTCGGCGGCGACGTCAGCGATGCGCGGCAGCCGCGCGACATCGTTATAGGCGCGCGCGATCTCCTGGTCGCTGACCTTGGGGCAACCTGCCACGCGCTCAGCGGCTTTCCGTCTGGGGCGCCGGCGCAGCTGATCGTTCGATGGATTGCTGAATCGGCACTATGCCTTGGCGAATCAATTCGATGCGGTTCTCAAGCGCGCGGCGTTCGGTACTCGCCGCTTCGATCTGAATCTTGAGCGACCAGCCGAGCATGCCGACGATCAACAGGAACAGGAACGATCCCGCCCAGGCAAGGAGGCGCGTGATCATGCCAAGCTTTTCTTCGATGACGCGGTAGCGCTCCGCGCACAATTTTTCGTGGCTCTCGATCTCGGCGAAGGCCGCGTCGGCGCGGTTCATCGCCCGGTAGGCGATCGCGGTCGCGCCGCGGGCGGTCGTCGGTTCGCTTGCCATCAGGCGCAGGCCGCCAGGGCTGCTTCAACCGCCGCCTGGCGCGCGATGCGCAGGCCGCGGCCTGCCAGCAGCAATTGGGTGCGCACATAGATGTTGGGCGCCGCGCGCAGCGCCTCGGCGGTGTCGGGATAAGCGGGCTCCGGGCCCAGCCGCGCCAGCGCCGGGCAGGCGACGACGACCGGAATCTGCACCTCGACGGTGCGAATCTCGGGTTCGGGGCGGGGCCGCTCCGGCGCGGCGGCGCAGCCGGTGACCAGCAGCAATACGCCGCCAGCGATGAACGCCGAACCGCCGTATCCGCGGTGCAGCCAAGTTCCACTTTTCATCGCACGGTCTCCAGGATCAGAGTATCGGCCGAGGTGCAGGCGTCTGCGCCTGGGCGCCGCGCCATAATCGCCGCGGCGTCGGACTGGGCGCGGGCGCCACTCGCCCGGGCGGCAATGGCGACTCGCTCCAGCTCGGCGGCGCGGCGTTCGCCATCCGCGCGCAACGCCGCGATCGCTGCATTCTGGTTGGTTAACGCGCCCTCGAGGTGCTGCCGGTTGGTTCGGCACTGGCCGAGGTCGGCGCGGGCATCGTCGCGGGCGGTGGCGATGCGCTGGACCGTGACGACCGCATCGCGCGGCCGGATCTCGGTGCCGGCCGCCTTGCCGATCGCCAGCGTGATCGTCTCGGTCTGGTTTTTCCAGTTGGCGCGCAGGCTGTTGACGCGCCAGGCCCACATGGAAACCGATACGATGGCGAGCATGGTGGCGATTCCGACCGCGCTGCGGATATAGGCGAGTGGGTTCATGCCGGGAGTCCTCTCAGGCAAATGGAGCGTTCGCGCTGACGGCGCAGAGTCAGCCCCCGAATCACGCGGCCGCCCGCCCTGTTGAAGCGAAGGAATGCCTCGCAGCCGTCGCGCCAGCGGCCGGCGTTGAACAACCGGGCGGCGGTGGAGCGGCAGAAACCCGCGGGTCCGATATTGTAGGCGAGGCTGACCGAGGCGGCGAGCTGGTGCTGGCGCTCGGGCGCCCGCAACGCTGGCACGCAGGCCAGCACCGGTTCGGCGTGGGCGACCAGTTGATCCTCGAGCCGTTCGCGACAGCCTTCCGGTGTTTCGACCATGCCGGGCGCGACGTCGAGGGTGTCGCCGTCGCAGATGGTCCAGACGCGGACGATGTCGCGATAGGCCTTAAGGTGCTGGGGGCCCGACTTGTGAACCGCGACAACCCGCCCCCGATCGATCGTCGCTTCGACCGTGCGCCCGCTTTCCTCGGCGGGAACGGTGACGTAGAGCAAGGCGGCGGCGACGAGGCCGACGCCGATCGAGGCGAGCGATTTGCGGCCGGGGCGCCGACTGGTCTGCGGATTAAGCGGTTTCCGCGCCATCGGCCGCCTCCGGAATTCGCTGGCGCACCAGGCGGGCGGCGAGACGCACCGCGAAGAAGCAAAGGATCAGCGCGACACGAAGCCAGACCGGAACCTGGGTCAGCACCGCGATCACGGTGTCTGGGGACGACCAGAGGAACGCGGTCCATGCCGTCGAGAGGGCGAGCAGGCGGACGCTCCACAGCCGAAGCAGCCTGTTTTTCCAATCGGAGATCAGGGAAAGAGTCATTCATGCCTCGCGCTTGGATTTCCAGTAAAACATGAAAGAGCGGTAAAGTCAATCGGCATTCGGTTCATTGTTGATCTGAACCGCTTGGCCTCGGCAGCGATCACGGGGTCGTCAATAAGCCGGCATCCGTCAGCTCGACGCCACCTGCCACTCGTAACCGCCACCTCCGCCCCCGGGCACAGGAGGTGGCGCCGGATCCGGATCACCGAGCGGCGGCGGCGTTGGATCGGGGTCGGGGTCCGGCGCATCGGGCGCATCGCCGACGATGACCGGGCTGTCGGGCGGCGGCGATGGCAGCGCCACTGCGGGCAGATCGTCCACCCACAGCCCATAGGACTGGAGCGAGCCGAGCCCCTGCCGCTCCGACGACACACGGATGAAGATGCGGGTTTCCTCCTCGACCCAGGCGAGCGGGATGGTGTAATCGGTTTCGGTCCACAGGCCGCGGACCTGGAAGAACGGGCTGCCGTCCTCCCGGTAGACGCTGATCAGCGTCTCCTGAAGATATTCGCCGGCGACGTCGGCTTCATCCCACGCGACCGCCTGGCCGTCCTCGAACAGACGGTTACGATTCGCCCAGGTCACCTCGATGTCGGTCGCGCCGGTCGCGTCGATCTCGCCGAAGCCGATGCCGTTGATCGTGATATTGGCCGGCCGCAACGGCAAATGGGGTCGCGCGCTCATCGTTCCGCTGATCAGCGGGGCCTCGTCGATCGGTAGCTGCCCGAGGCTGGTTCGGGTGAGCATCTTATATTCAGGTTCTTCGCCTGCGGCGCGGATGTCGACAGTGTCCGCGATCACCGCCTCGGGCGGTACGAACCACACCGGCGTGTCGATCGGCCAGGGGCGCGGCACCGTATCGAGGACGCCGCGCTTCAGCGTCCAGACGCCGGTATCGTCGTCGAGTGAATCGATCAGCGCGATCTCGGTGCCTGTGTCGGATCCGTCGCCGATGAACGCGAAGCCGCCGACGCGGGGCCCCCGGTTGCGTTCGATCAATGGCAGGCCGGCGACCTCGCTGACCGCTTCCTGATAGAGCGGCGTGGCGAAGAAGGCTCGACCAAGCACCGATTTGACGCCGAGATCGGTCCACCACATCTCGCCGTTGGCGGCCGCCTGCTCGGCGTAGAGATTGTAGGCGATCGTGTCCTGACCGTCGCGGTGGCAAAGCAGTCCGGCGACGACCTCGGGATAGGCGAGATCGGCGGCGCGCGGTCCGATCTGCTGCAGCGCGATGAACGCCGGCAACGTGAAGACGGCGGCGGCGTCCATCGGCGCCGGCTCCTCGGCGGCGCCGTCCCAGCCGGTGCCGGGCGGTATCGTGGCGCTCTTGCGGGTCAGCGAGAAGACGTCTTCCATCCAGCTGACCTTGATCGCGGGATCGCCCTTGCGGCCGCGCTCGGCGGTCAGCACGCGCACGACGATATTGTTCACCCCCTTCTCGGGATAGTTGGCGATCAGCAGTTCGCCCGGCAGCACGTTCCAGAAGCTGCGGTCGAGATGGGATTCGCCGGCCGCGAGCGGCGCCGAACTGGAGCGGACGTCCCGCTCGGCGACGTCCATTGCGAGCAGCGCGTTGCGGATGCCGTAATAGTTGCGGCTGTCGCTGGCGACGTCGCCCTGCGCGGCGATCGCGCCGAGCATCTGGGCGCTGACCGTTTCCTCCTGCTCGTTGACCGGATTGGTCCAGCTGACGACGATTTCGTTGGCCACCTGCCCCCAGAGCTTGCGCTGGAAGCTGTAGAGCTTCGAATTGCCGGCATGGATCGTGCGCAGATCGCCGATGTCGTAATCGTCGCGCCACAGCTTCAACTCCATCAGGCCGGTGTTCGGATTGACGTAAAAAGTCGCCTGAATATGGTCGAGTATTTCAGAGACGAACGCCTCGATCTCCATCTGCGCGTTCCAGCCAAGGCTGAGACCGAATCCCTCGTTGAAGAGCTGCGCGGCGATCGCCTCCCACATCGGCGTATTGAACTGCCAGGCGGGGGCACCCATGCCGAAGTCCCTGTCGGTCAGGCATTCGTAGATGACGCCGGCGGGGTTGGCGTCCGGACCGATCATCGCATAGTCGGGATCAAGGCCGATCGGGGCGCAATAGCCGGTGAACGATGCTGGCTGAAGGAACGGGGAGTTGGCCGTCCAGTAAAAGCCGCCCTGAAGGTTGCCACTGGTCGTCAGGATTTCACCGGCGAGCGCGCCGGGCAGTCCGGTCAGCGTGTTCGATTGGGGGGAGCCGACGAAGAAGACGCTGCCGATGCCGCGGTAGGCGGGGCAGGTTTCCGACGTCAGGCCGAGGCGCGCGGCCAGCAGCGCCGGCATGACCTGATCGGCTCTCCCGGGCAGGAAGTAAGCGACGCCGACCGCGCCGCCTTCCTTCTTGACGCCGCCGAACAGATCGGGCTTGTTGATCGAGATCGCCGTCGGCGTGGTGACGTCGCCCTCCCACGCCACCTTGTCGCCCAGCGTGATCTTGGTCAGGCCATCGAACTCCCACGAGATGCCGTAGTGAATCGACATCCGGAACTCGGTGACCTGCTGCTTTGCTGCGCCGCCGCTTTTACCCATGGTCGGCCTCGCGCTCGAGCTTGCGGATCACGGTGCGCCTGGCGAGCGCGTCCCCGCCTGCCATGAAGACGTCGGCGCTCAGCCCGTCGCGGACGAAGGCGTTGAAGCCGACCGGCATCGCCTGGCGCGGCCACCAGCGCTGCACGCCCGCCGCGCAATAGCCCGCCTTGCGGCAGTCGCCGAGCGTGACGAGCGTTGCGGGCAGATCGGCGGCGGCGAGGCGTTCGTCGTCGGTCATGCATTCACCTCGTAATCGCGCATCGATTTGTCGCCGAACCACAGAATGTTCGGGTCGTTGATCGTCAGCGTTCCCCAGAACTTCTTGATCGGGCGTCCGGCTTCTGCGGTCGGGTTTTCCAGGTCCTTGAGCTCGGCCGGCTTCGGCTTCTTGGGCTTGGGCGCGAGCACATACGAGAGCACCATGATCGCGATCATGATGGCCGCCTGGATAAGGAAGTTGATCATGACCGGCTCACCAATAATTGTTTACGAGCCCGACCGGGTTCTTGGTCGGAATGAACATCTGCCCGCCGAAATTCAGCACATTGTCGTGGAGCGCCAGGCAATCGCCATCCGGCTGCGGCCCGACCCCGGATTTGTGGTTGCAGCCAAGCACCAGATCGACCCCATCGCCACTGTCGAGCCCGGTCGCCGCGCCGGACAGGACGACCGTGCCATCCTCGTCGCAGCGGATGATCGTGCGCACCTCTTTCACTCCGGAATCGAGCGTCCATTCGGCCAGGCCACCTTCGAACTTCTCGCGGCGATCGCTCCAGTCCTCGGCAAGTCCGATCAGAGCGCCATCGACGCCAAGCACGATATGGGTTTCGGTCGCCGCCGCTTTGTTAGCGTTGCATTTGCGGGGCCCTTGCGAATAGAGGACGTGCGGACAGCCGAACTGCCAGCGGCGGCGAAGGCCCGCGCGCGCCATGGAGGTCGAGATCGGCTCGCAGGTGAAGTGGGCGACATCGTCTAGGTCGGTGCTGAAGCCGACCACGCGGCCTGAATAGTCCAGCAGGAATTGCTCGTCGGGATCGCCGTCGTGCCCCGCATAAACCGCCACCGTGACCACGCGACTGGGCGGATAAAGGCGGAAAAGGTCGGCGAGCGCGGTGTCGTCGGAGGTGCGGATCTCGGTCGAATTGCGGGTCAGCTTCCCGTCCGCCTTGATTTCGTCCTGCTCGATCGCGATCGGTTGATAAGTGACCGGTCCGATCGGGTCGTCATCCTCGTCGAGCTCGCCATTGTCGAAGTCGATCGCGCGTTCGAAATCGGTATAAGCGATCACCGCGCCGGCCGGCGCGCCGTAGCGAAACAGGTAAAGCCGAATCGGTGACCCCAGGTCCGCGCTGACTTCGCGTGCCGCGAAGCTCATCGGGCCGTGCCTTTGGAAGGTGGCATGTATTTCATGTTAAACATGAGCCTACGCGCGATTCGTTCGGTTGGCAAGCCGGGTCAACGGCGCCTGCTCCCCGCCGCGACGACGAAACGAGGGCAGCGCTTCGTGGCATCCTTCGGATCGGCGACCAGGGCATTGAAGCGCCGCAGCGGGCAGGTGAAGCGGACCGGCGCGCGCTGGCTGTCATCGGTCACCAGCGGGATGCTCTCGTAGAAGACGACGAGGCGGAGCGTCTCGCTGTCGAGCGCGACATCGATCACGCGATAGACACCGCCGCCATAATGGCGGAACTCACGCCCAGCATAGTCGCGGGCCGCCGCATTCAGGCCGCGGGCCAGCTCGTCGAGCGTTGCCCGCTGCTTGATTATCTTCGCCATGCTCAGTCTCCTTCATTCGTTGGTGCCGCCGTTTCCTGATCGCCGGCCGCAGCGAAAAGCCGCTCCAGCGTGGCCAGTCTCCGCTCGATTTCCGCGTGCCAGTTTCCGCTACGGCGACTGGCATCGGCGAAGCGTTGCGCGCGAACGTCGGAGTGCATGAACAATCGTCCGCTCCCCAACGCCCTCTCGCCAAACAGAGGCTCGCGCGGCAACTCGACCGCCATTCGCGTATCGACGCCCACCTCCTCGGGCAGGCGCCCGACAGGCACAAACCGCACCTGATCGGCATCCTTGAACCACTGCTCCCGTGCACGCTCCTCGGCCCGACTCATCCCTGCGCCCCCGCTGTCCCGGTCGGTGAGTAAGTGGCCGCGACCGCGCCCGAAGCGCGCCGCATCATCAAGCGGAAACGATTGGAGGTAGCCGCCGTGAGGCCCGTCTTCGAAGTGCTGATGTTGATTTGACCGTAGGTTTCGTTCGCCCATGTGGTCGGCTCGAACAACTGGACGCGCGTGGCATCGGGGTTGGAAGCGGTTTCGGTGCCGACGTCGGCCCACGCCGCCCCGTTCCACCACTGGAAGATCGCATATGATTCGGAGACGGTCGCCGAGGAGCCGTTGTGCATGACGCTCAGCGAGGCGGTGAGAGCGACCGATGTACCTCCGACCGTGACCACGAACTCGGTCGGCGTCGCCATGACCGAAGCCATGGTGGATGCGGTGAAGCTCGAGAAAGAACTGGCGCTCGCCGCCGTGCCACCGCCGGTACTGCCACTGGTTGGCGCATCGGACGTCAAGCGCGCGACCCTGACCGTCTTGGCATAGGTCACGCCGCTGGCATCGACCACCTTGATCTGCACCACGGCCTCGGCCGTCGCCAACGTGGCGACGGCAAAGATCGCGCTGCCCGAACCGCTGATTGTCTGAGCTCCGGATGCGCTGGTGAACCCGTTTACCGTCCCCGAGATGACCGTGTAGGACCAGGTAAGGCCGGTGGTCACAGCCGTGCCGCCCTTCAGCAGCCGGTAGATTTCGGACCGGGTCAATTCTCCGGTCTGGGCCGCCCCGGTGCTGTCGTAGCGAATGATGATTTCGCCGAGTCCGGTTAGCGCAGCGCTGCCCGCGACCACGTCCCCTTCACTGATCGACTTAGCCAAAGTTTCGAGGGCGGCTTCGTAGTTTTTGCGGCGATAGTTCAGCGCGTCCCGGCCGAGCTTGTCGGAATTGCCCAGGACGACGATCGGATCGCGAATGTCGATCGATCCCTGAGCGGAGACAGCACTGCCCGCATTGGTCCCGTATGCCGGGAATATCTGCATAATGAACTGTGTGTTGTCGGCGTTCAGCAGCACCGAGACCCAGATCAACCACTCGGTGTCGTTCAGCGATACGCAGCCGTAGGCGGAATGCTGCGGCCCGATAATGTAGACGGTGCCGTTCGAAGTGTCGAAGGTGAAATCAGCGTAGCGCGAGGTGCCATTTCCATTGATGAAGCGGAGGCCGGCCACGCGCGTCGTTGCCGCAACCGCGTCCTTCTTGACCACCACGGCGGCGGTATAGGTCTGGCTGGCGGTGGTATTGAAATACTGAAGTGTATATTCGTGGGCGCCAGCATCATTGTCCGTCAGCGTGTAATAGATGCCGGACGCGGCAGGGGTGAAGCCGACATCGGTCCATCCGGTTGGATAGGTGCCCGCCGTCAGCGCCGTGGTTGCCAGGCGCGTGTCCTGAACGACGTCATCATAGACCGGGGAGAGCGCCCCGAGATAGGTGAGATATTCGGTTCGGGCGGTCGTCGTCGCGGTCGTGCTGAGCCCCAACGCCGTCGCTCTGGCGACCAGGAGCGTGTAACGGGCGCCGAGGTTCGCGAGATCGACCAGGAGCGGCCGTTTTTCATCGAAGCCCAGGATCTGTCGGTCGATCGATACGCGAGACGTCAGCCTTGGCGTCGACCATTCTCCGGTCGCGATCGTGTCCGTCGTGCCGGTGCTGAGCGCAAGCGCCTGTGTGACGAACAGCCAGGCGCCGGCGGTCGGCCCCGGATCGGCTTGGGCCCACCCGCCGGTGATGCTCGCGAGCACGCCGGTCGAGAAGGTGTAAGTCAGCGTGCCGGAGGGAACGGCTGGGGCCGAGTTGGTCGTGGCCCGCTGAAAGAGCGCCACGGTCGCGGTGTTGAGCCCGGCACCCTCCATGATGACGGCCGCGGCCCAGCTCGCGATCGGAAGCGAGGCCGTCGATCCGGTGGAGCTGACCGCCTGCGCGGTGACCCACAGCGGATTCCCATCGGCGGCGGGGATCGCGGTCGTCCATCCGTTCAGCGTGCCACCAGACACGGCCCCAGTGGCAAAGGTAAATGTCGCGGCGCTGCCACTCGGCAGTGTCGGCGCCGAGGTGCCGCGCTTGTAGAGCAGCACGACGGCGTTGTTGCTGCCAGCGGCACCGGTCGAGCCAGTCGAGCCGGTCGAGCCGGTGGCACCGGTAGCCCCGTCCTGCGCCATGATCGTGGGTGTCGCCCATTCGGACGTCAGAATCGTATCGGTCGATCCGGTCCCGAAGGCCGTCGCGGTTGAAACGTAAAGCGGGTTCGACCCAGCCGGTACAGTCTGCGTCCAACCGCCGGTGATGCTCGCGAGCACGCCGGTCGAGAAGGTATAGGTGAGGGTGCCGGCTGGCACCGAAGGAGCGGACGCGGACCGAATGAAGAGATAGACGGTCGCCACGTTGGCTCCGGCGGCGCCCGTGGATCCGGTGCTGCCGGTCGATCCGGTCGCGCCGTCCTGGACCTGAATGACGGCGCTCGCCCACTCACCGGATGCGATAGTGTCGGTGGCCGTGTTTGAACTTGCGGTTGCGACGGTGACGTAGAGCGGGTTGCCGTTGACCGCCGGCACCGCCTGAGTCCAGCCATTGTTGAGCCCCGTCAGGGCGCCCGTCGCGAATGTATAGGTCGTCGTCGCGGAGGGCAGCGAGGGGGTGCTCGATGCGCGCTGGAATACCATGACCAAAGCGTTGCTGAGCCCGGTTGCGCCCGTGCTGCCGGTCGAGCCGGTCGAGCCGGTGGCCCCATCCTGCGCCATGATCGTGGGTGTCGCCCATTCTCCGGTCGCGATGGTATCGGTGGCGCCCGAACCGAGCGCCGTCGCCGTTGTCACGTAAAGCGGGTCCGATCCTCCTGGGATCGATTGCGTCCAGGCGCCGGTGATGCTGGCGAGGACGCCCGTGGCGAACGTGAAGGTCAGCGTTCCGGCCGGGACCGACGGGGCCGAGACGGAACGCTTGTAGAGGTAGACGGTGGCGACGCTGTTTCCCGCAGCACCCGTCGAGCCGGTGGCCCCGGTTGCGCCATCTTGGGCCATGACCGCAGCCGTGACCCACTCACCGGAGCCGATCGTGTCGGTGCTGGTGTTCGCACTGGCCGTTGCGACGCTCACATAGAGCGGATTCGATCCAGCGGGCACGGCCTGTGTCCATCCGTTATTGAGTCCGGTAAGGACCCCGGTCGCGAACGTGTACGTTGTGGTCGCGCTGGGCAGGCTTGGTGTAGAGACAGAACGCTGGAAGATGTAGACCAGCGCGTTGTTGAGGCCAGCGGCACCCGTGGCGCCTGTTGATCCAGTCGCACCGGTAGCCCCGTCCTGGGCGAGGATCGAGGGCGTCGCCCACTCGCCGGTCGCGATCGTGTCGGTCGATCCGGTGCCAAGCGCCGCCGCCGTCGTAACGTAGAGCGGATTCGAACCGCTTGGCACCGATTGGGACCAGCTGCCAAGCGTGCCGCTCAGCACGCCGGTTGCGAAGGTATACGTGGTCGTTGACCCGGGCACCGAGGGCGCGGACGCTGCGCGTTGGTAGAGGAAGACCGTCGCCGCGCTGCTGCCGGCCGCGCCGGTCGAACCGGTCGAGCCAGTCGCACCGTCCTGGGCCATGATGACGGCGCTCGCCCATTCTCCGCTTGCGATGGTGTCGGTCGCGCCGGTGCCGCTCGCGACGGCGACGCTGACATAGAGCGGGTTGCCGTCCGGCGCCGGCACCGATGCGGTCCAGCCGTTGTTGAGCCCGGTCGTCCCGCCGGTCGCGAAGGTGTAGGTCACTGTCGCGCTCGGCAGTGTCGGCGCCGAAGCCGAGCGCTTGAAAACATAGGCGAGCGCGCTGTTGAGGCCGGCGAGCAGCACGACCTCGGCTTCGTGAATCGCGTCGCTCAACGCATCGAGAGCGTCGTCCAGGTCTTGGAGTACATCACGCAGATTGTCGCGCACGACAGCGCTGGCGGTGGTGTCGTCGTCCCAGTCGGGGATGATGGCGGTGTCGCGAAACACTTCCCATGCCGCCCATGCGGTGTCGGCGGTATCGAGCTCGGTGACCACGCCGAACGCGACCGCGAGGTCTGAGAGGCGGTCGTAATTGGCGGCAAGCCGGGTGTTCTGCGGGAGCAGGACCGCGATCTTCTCGATTCGGCTGATCAGTCCGTCGTCGCCGAGGAAATTGATTTGGTCGATCGCGTCCTGCGCCGCCGCTTCGGCCGCGTCACGATAGGTCATGGCCGACGAGGCGAGCGTTTCTGCCTGACCCCTGGCGTAAACAGCCGCCCCGCGCGCGGTTTCCGCCGCGTCGGCATAATCGGCCGCCGACAAGGTCGTGCCGTAGGTTTCGACGAGGAGGGCGAGCCCTTCCTCCAGGGCGGTGATGTCGATGCCGAGCGGGCCGATGTCGGGCAGTCCGCTCGGGAACAGCGCGGCTGCGAGTGCCTCGGCGGTGAACTTGCCGCTGACGCCACCCTTCTCGCCCTCGAGCAGTGTTGCCGAGTCGGGCGTGATCGCGCCAAGGCCGCCGATCGTTTTCTGGGTCATGCCGGGCCTCCGAAGACGAGCACGGCCCGCTCATCGCCGGCGAGCGTGATCCGGTCGTCGCCTTCGACTGTCGCGCGCAACGCCATCCAGTCGGTCGGGTCGCCGGCGGGGAGCGTCATTGTCGAGAACTGCATCTGCGCGACTTCGTTGGTCAGCCATTCGACAACGAGATCGTCGGACCCGAATCTCGCCTTCATCAGCCAGGAGCAGGCGCGAACCTGAGCAACGGGTATCGCTTCACCCCAGTTAGCGGTCACGGTGAGCAGGCTATCGCCCCCCGAGACGGCGAGGCTGGCGACAGGGCGATAGATCGTTCGTCCGTCAGCCAAGTGAAGCGCGACGGCCTTGTGCGCCGGCGAATTGCCATAGGCCTCGGCAGTCGCTTCGCCGGTGACCGTCAGCGTCGCTGAATCGGCGGCGAGCGGCGACACGGGCGGCAGATCGTTCTCAAGCGTCGACAGCCAGAAGGTCCCACGGCGGCCGCGCTGCCGCAGGAAGAAAGCGACCGCCGCCTCCGCCTCGGCGGGGCTGGCGGCAAGGATTGTCGCGCCGCGAGTCCGCGCGGAGAAATCGACAGGCCGGTGGAGCGTGGTGCGACCGAAGCCGAAGTCCACTTGCTCCACCGGCCAAACGAAGGCGGTGTCGAGGCCCCGCGCCCAGTTGATGGGGAGATTCATGATTTCGATCCCGCCAAGCGTGGTGGCGGGCGCGGCGCAGTCGAGCTGCTCCGATCCAGGCTCGACTTCGAAGCTGATCTCGGTCGACGCGGTGGCGTTGGTTGCCCGAGATGCCTTGAGATCGGCGGCGATCTGCCCGGTCAGGGCCGGATGCAGCGCGGTCCCTGCCGGCCAGTCGCCAATCTCGTCGCCGAACGTCACTTCGTCGCCATCGACCGATTCGACCAGGGCAATGGTCCGCGCTCCGGTAGGCGGATGGTCGAGGACGATTTCGGCGCCCGCCTCAATCCAGTCTGGCGCGTCGAACGTCAATTCCAGGAGGTCCGCATCAATCGCACTGGTTGCGGCAGTAACCGCGCGGCGCGTGACATCCGGCACGACAAAGGCCTCGTTCTGGCCGATTGTCATCAGGCGGTTGAACAGAGGGAAACGTTCGCCGTCGAGCAGAACGCGAAAAGCGAAGGTGCGCCGGGCCTCGGCCCGCAGCGCGCGGCGCTGTTCGCCGCCAGCGCGGTTGACGAAGATGTCGGTTTTATACTGATAGGTGACGCGCACCGGCGCCGCCCAGTTGACCGCGAACGGCCAGAGGAGACGGACATCGCTCATCGGGCGGCCTCGCCAAATATGGAGTGCCGCCTGCTCACGACAGCAGCGCCTTGACCGGGCCAGCATTGGCGCGGATCACGTTCATCACCGCGATCTGCCCCGACCGACTTCCCAGGCCCTTGGCGACCATCTCGGCGGGATCGATGCCGTTGTAGATCGCGAGATCGATGTTGGGCGCTCCCCCACCGCCGCCGTTCATGATGTGGCGCGGGCTCGACCGGGCAAGGATCTCCTCACCTTCCATGAGCACCGCAGGCACCTCGCGCGGCCTGAGCCCCGCGATGCCGCCGCCATGGTAGCGTTGCGCGTTGGCGAAGACACCGGCCCAGACGTCGCGTGTCTGCGTCGCCTGCCCCGCGATGCCGCCCGAGTGGAACAGGCCGGGACCGACGCTCTGGAACAGGCTGCCCAGGAAGCTGCCGAAAATGCCCTTGCCGGAGCCGGTTTCACCACCGCCGCCTCCGCCTCCGCCGTTCATGGCGTTGGCCGCCATCAGCATCATCGCGGCGGTCATGATCGCGCCGGCGGTAGCGGTCCACATCACGCCGGCTGCGGTCAGCGTGCCGCCCGCGAGATTGAGAGTGGCACCGGCAACATTGAGCGTGCCGCCCGCCGCGATCAGCGGCGCGGCGTTGAACAGGCTGTTGGCGCCGTCGGCGACCTTGCCGAAGCCGATCTTCATCGCCAGCTTCAGCGCCCAGGCCTGGAGCAGCATCTGGGCGAGCGAGCGGAGGAAATCGCTGGCGAAGCTCATCGCCGCGTCGCGGGTGGCGCGAAGCACGTTGCCGCCTTCTCCGATCGCCTGGGCCCACTGCGTGATCGCGTTGGTCAGGTCGCCGGCAAAAGCCTGCTGGATCTCGCCCGCGGTGATCCGGAATTCCTGGCCGGTGGTGACGACTTGGTTGCGGAGGTTCTGCAGGTTCAGCAGCGTCTGCGCCGCCTCGGGGCGAGATGAAACGGCCCACATCTCGATCAGGCTGTCGATCGTCTGGACCAGCGCTCCGTCGATCTGCGCGAGCTGCCCGCGCAGTTGCTCGGCGATGTCCATCTGACCCTGGTCGCGGAAGAAGCGAATCTGCTCCTGAAGCCCGGTGCGGATGGCTTGCAGACGGTCGGACTGCTGGTCGAGCGGCGCGCGACGCATCTCTTCGACGGTGCGGGCGATGCCGCCGCGCAGATTCTCAAGGCCCTGGATCGCCGTACGCGATTCGGGCGTGTTCCATTGCCGCCAAAACTGGATGGCCGCGGCGATCGCGACTTCGACCTCGGCATCGACGCGGTGCAGGTTCTCGGTCAGCGCCGTAACCAGGGCCGTATCGCCGTTGGCCTGCGCCTGCTGCAACCCCTCCAGAATCGCGCTCCGCTCGGCCTGCGCATCATCGACCGCCCGGGTCGCCTGCTCGCGGGCGTGGAGGATGTCATATTCGCGGCCGACGATCTGCTCGAGCGCCGCCTTGCGGGTCGCGTCGAACTCGAGGCCGCGCTGTTCCGCGTTCAGCTGTGCCGCATGAACGGCATCGTCCACGGTCTGACGGCGTTGCTCGGTATTCAGTTGCTCGCCGCTGAGGCCGAGCAGCCTGCGCGCCTGATCGACGGCGCGGCCGCGCGCGGCGATGTCGAGATCGAGCTGGTTGTTGAGCTCGGCCTGCGCCTGGGCGCGACGGTCGTCGAGCGTGACCGGATCGACATCGCCGCCCGCCGCCGGGACGCGCCGGAACGAGACGACCTCGCGCCGGTTGAACGTCTGTTCGGACACCTGCCGCCCGCCGCCCTGGTTGCCGCCGAGGATGCGGACATTGCCGTTGCGATCGAAGCCGGTAACGAAGCCGACGTGGCCCTGATTGGGGTCGCGCCGTCCGCCACGTCCGGGCACCTGGTCGCGCAGCACCGCAAGATCGCCGACGCGCGGCGTATCGGTCGCGGTGCCGAACCGCTCGAAACTACGCGCGCTGAGGCTGTTGGTGCCGCGAATGCCGTTGGTCGCCAGCACCGCGTTGACGAACGCCGCGCACCAGGCGGTGATACGCGGGTCGATATTCTGCTGCCCGGCCGCGCGGAACAGTTCCTGCAGCACGCCGCGGTCGGAGGCGATATTCTCGTCGCGGCCGACATAGCGCCGCGCGGTCGAGATCAACTCGCCACTGTTTTGTCCATCCGAGCGCTGCCGCTCGGCCGTCTCGGCGTTGCGCCGGCGCACGGCGGCGATCTGCTGGTCGTTGGTTTCCTTGAGCGCGAGGCGATATTCGATCTCGCCCTGCAGCCGGATCCGATCGGAATCGCGCGCCGCCTCCTGGGTCTGGCGCTGGAGATCGGCGATTTCCCGCTGGAACTGAATATCGTGGAGCGCCGTAGCGCGCCGGCGCTGCTCCTCGGCCTGCGTGACCGTGTTGCCGCCTTGTGCGCCCGCCGCAGCCTGCATCTGCGCGGCGCGGGTCCTCGCTAACTCTTGCCGGGCAGTCTCCAGTTGGACACGAAGTTCATCGCTGTAACTGTGCTCACCGGCACCTGTGATTGAGTTTTGCGCCCGCTCGTTGTAGAGCGCACGGCGCAGGCGCGCTTCGAGGTCGACGATATTTGCGGCCTGATTCCACGCTTCAAACATCAGCGGAACGCGATCGGCGCTGCCGGATAGCTCCGCAAGACTTCTGGAAAGCGAATCGATCATCGCATTGATCGTGACGATCGTCGTCGAACCGCTGCTGAGCCGATCGATAAAACCGGTCCACGATTCGCTCAGGCCGCGCGTCGCATCGGTCCACGGTCCGCGGGAACGACGCGCCGCATCGTCCATGCGCAGCGTGAAGATACGCGCCGCTTCGCTCCGCGCTTCGGCGGCACGGCCCTCCTCGAACATGGTGCGGACGCGCGCTTCTTCCTCATTCGAGAGGAACCGGGTCGCCGCCTGCAGTCGCTGCATCGCCTCCCAGTTGCCGGTCAGACCCTCGCCGACCTGCCGCGCTGCGTCCACCACTTCGATGCTGAGGACGTCGGCCATGTTCTGCGCGGCACGGCCGAACTCGACGATCCGGCCCGGGGCGAGACCTTCGTTGAGGAAGGCGCGGATCGAGGCCATCGCCGCCTCGCCGCTCATCCCGTAACGGTCGAGCTGGTCGGCGGCATCGGCGAGCGCGTGTGCGCTGTAGGCCGCGCCGTCGCCCATTGCGTGCAGCACGCCTTCGAACTGGCGGACACGCTCCATCTCGGTCCGGACGCGCATGACGGCGGCCACGACCAGTCCCAAGCCTGCCGCCGCGGCAAGGATGAGTGGGTTTCCCAGCGCCGCGATGATCGCGCTGCCGACCTTCGGGAAGAGCTGGAGCAGCTGGCCGCCCTGCTGCGCCAACGTCTGGGTCAGCGAGGTGCCGCTGGCGAGCTGAGTGAAGACGTCGTTGACCTGGTAGCCGAGGTTGGTCAGCTCGTAGGGCTTGAGGCCGAACAGGCTAGGCCGGCCGCGCTCGCCCCGGCCCTGGCGCTGCAGCTGCTCGGTCGTGTTCTTGAGGTCGAGGGCGAGTTGCTTCTCACGCGTCGACAGTTCGGCGTCGGTCAGCGCGCCGGCGCGCTTCAGGTCGCGGGCTTCCTTCAGCGCGCGATTGTACGTGGTCTGAAGATGCGCGAGCGGGTCGATGACACCGCGAATCTCGTTGGCGCGCGCCACCATGGCCTTGTCGGCAGCGCCCATCTCGCGTGCTGCGCCGGCGACCGCTTCCATGGCGGCGACCTGCCGGTCCCAGGCCTCGGCGGCACCCTTAATCTTGTCGCGCTGATCGCTGCTGCCCAGGGAATTCAGGCTCGCCTCGGCGGCGATCGCGGCATTGCCGAGCGCATTGAGCGACGATGTCTCTTCGCCGATCGCGGCCTGCTGCGCGCGGATCGAGCCAGTTAGCCTGGTCGCATCCTTCTCCAGCGATGCGTAGGTGGCCTTGGCGGCGGCGAGCTGGGCGACCAGGGGCGAGGTGTCGCCGCCGCCGAGCTTGGCGTCGACGATCTTGGTCGGAATCGCGGCGGTCTGGCGCGCCGCCAGTTCCATCTCCGCGCGCACGCGAGCGAGATCGGCGCGCGTGGCTTCGATCTTCTGCCGCTGCCGATCCGAAGCGGATCCCGCCCGATCCGTGGCGCCGGCGATGCCCTCGTAAGCCTTTTCGAGCGCGACCAGGGCGCCCGCCATCTGCTGGAGGCGACCCTTCTCGGCGGCGGCGTCGGCGCCCATACCGCTCTGCGCCGCGCGGAACTGCTCCAGCGCGGCCGTCATCGACTCGATCAGCCGCTCGCCCTCGGTACGGGCGCGGACAATCAGCTGGATGTCTTTGCGGGCGGTGGCGCTCATTCTACTTTCGTCTTGCTCCGCCGCTGTCGTCGCCGATGCCGTATTTGCTCAGCAGGTTCTGGAAGTGCTTTCCCGCTTCGTCCGAGAAGAGAGCCGCGACGCCCGCGTTGATCAGGAGCGCCTCGTTCGCCATTCGCAATTTGTCGCGATCCGCGATCAACTCGCCTTCGTCGAACAGCCTTCCGGGAGTGTAGAGACCGGCGCCGGGATGCCCGTGATCCAGCAGGAGGCTGACCTGCCGGCGGATATCCCAAATCCAGTGCGTCAGGCTGGCGGGATTTTCGCTTCCGCCATCGGTCGAGCCGCGTCGGTGATTCCGATCGCGATCCTTCCCATCGCCCGTGCGACGATCTCCAGGACTTTTTTTGGCGGCATGTCCGAGGTGAAGGTCAGCTCGGCGATCGCCTCCAGGGCGGCCAGTTGCGCGCCAACCGGCAGCGCCCTGGCGATCGCGATCGTCTCCGCATCGGCCTTGCCGCTGCCCGCGGCGATGATCTCGCCAGCAATCGCCGGCGATTGCTCGAGCAGGGTGTTGGCGATCGATCGGAACTGGGCCAGATTCAGCGCCGCCGCGCCGTCGCCCTGAACGACCAGGCGGTCGAACAGTCCCGACAATTCGGCGCGGCGGCGCTGGAACAGCGCGAAGATCGCCTCGGCGTTGAGGCCGCCGACTTCGAACCAGGCGTCTTCCCGCTTCTCGTCGACGGTGACTCGACGCCGGGCGATCAACCCACCGTGCAAGCCGCCCTGGTTGGTCCTCGCCATCGCCTAGGCCGTGAACGCGCGGCCGTTGACGAGAATCGCTTCGCCGACGGCAGGCTCGTTAATCGACAGCGAGAACGGCATGCTCTGCCAATCGTTCTCGCCCTTGATCGTGAAGTCGCCGTCCGGGGTCAGCGTCACGTCCGGGAAATACCAGGTCTTGTCGTCGCCCTCGGGGTTGTGCTCGATCACGCGCAACGCGCCCTTGGCGGGCGTTGATCCGGAAACGGTCCGGTCCTGGGTCGAGGCAGGACGGTCATATTCGACGATCATGTCGGCGAGCGCGGCAATGCCGCCGCCCACGACAACGGTCACGCCGCCGAGGCCGTCGAGCGTATAGTCGGTATTGAGCGTCTTGGCCGTCGCGCCGACTTTCACGACAACGGCGCTGAGCGCCTCGAGGCCGGCCGGATGCGCGGTGCTGATCCCGACCTGGTAGCGCAGCCCCTGCTGCACATCGACGAACGTCTCGGTCTGGGCGGCCGCCGAGGTGATCGTCACCGCCTCCGCGCTACCGAGCAGAAGCAAAGCGAGATTGCGCGCATTGACGTCGTCGGTGGTGAATTTGCCCATCCGATCGACCTGGACCGGGACCGCGCGATCCTGGGTGCGGACGCCGCGCGAGCTATCATAATGCTTGGCGTATTCGCTGGAGATGGTGAGGCCGATCGACGGCGTGTTGCCGATCGCGCGCTCGCCACTGAGGACGCCCGCAGCACTCCGCTCGGCGAAGAACAGGTCGCCGCGGGCGATGGTGTAATTCTTGGTCTCGGTATAGGTCAGGGCCATTTCGGGTGCTCCAGGTTGAGTTTCCAGTAAAACATGATTCTAGGGGAAATGCAAATTCATTCGACCAGGGTCAGCTTCAGCGAGAGGACGAAATAGGCTTTGGCGGAAATCTCGTCGGGCGGCCGCACGCAGCTGCCGCCGAGCCGCATCCCGGTCACGCACGGCTTCTTCTCGCCCAGGCCGAGCAGGTTGCGCGTCGAACCGCCGCCCGAGGCGATCAGCAGATTCAGTCGGGCGACGACATCGGCCAGGAGGACGTGTGCGGGATCGGTCGGGTGGACGTTGTCGTCTTCGACGAAGCCCTGCAGGATCAAATGCCATTCGCCGGCGCGAACCGCCGCACCGTCCGGCCCATCGACCAGTTCGGTCAGGCGCGGATCCTCGAGGATCGACACCATAGGAACCGGATCGTTGGTTCCGAAATGTGCGCGGCCGCGGAAGACCTTGCCGGCGAGCGAGTTGACGTAGGTCTCGCCGGCCTCGATCTCCTCGAGGGCCGCGCTTAGCGCATCGAGCGCCAGCAGACGGAACGGTCGGACTGGATCAGCCACAGGCCGTCTCAGCGCCGCGCGACGAGATCGAGCTGGCGCAGATATTCATCACCGAGCCGCTCGGCCGCCTCTGGGGAAATGTCCTCGGCGACGTCGTCGAACACCTGATCAACGCTCGGCCCATAGAGCAGCCAGAGGCCGCGCCCGAGCCGCTGCGGCTTGTAGGCGCGCGACGGCACCTTGCCGTCCGGCAAACGTATCGCGAGGCCGACGTTGTTCTTGGTGTCGGTATTGCCCGAGCGAAGTGGAATGAAGAAGGCCTTGGGCAGGAAGCGGGCGAGACCAGGCTCGACCTGGACCCGGGCGCCGCCGCGGACGCCGACGCGGGCGTTGGTCGCGAAACGGGCGAGGCTGGTCGCGCGATGGCGTCCCGTGACGATCGCCGCCAAATCGTCGTCGCTGGCCTTCTTGGTGATGGTGAGACGGCCGCCAGCGGGCCCGAGATAGGAGGCTGGGAAAGCGACCTGGCCTCGCATGTCGCGCGCGGCGCGGGCGCGGGCCCAATCGATCGTCTCGTTGATCGCGATCCGGACAGCGCGGCGGCTGTCGGGCAGCAAGGGTCCGGTCGCCTTGTCGACGATGTCGGAGCGGACGAGGATCGCATAGCCGGCCACATTCAGAAACAGTCCGGGTGCGTGGTGATATCGGGAACGGCGAGGTCGAGCGGCGCCAGTTGGGTCGCGCTCAACCGGGCGGCGGCGACGGTGATCGTGATTCCATCGACCGGCAGCGCCTCGCCCAATACGTAGGCCTCGCCTGCGGCCAGGGTCGCGAAGCCCCCGCGCGTCGGCAGCGGCACCTCATCGACCAGGAAAATGATCCTGGTCGAGACTTCGCGCATCGCGGCGCCGCCGTCGCCCACTTCATCGCCCAGAGTCAGCGCGCGATCGTGCGGCCCCCGGACCATGACCGGCAGCGGCTCGGCCTCGGACGCGGCGAAGTAGAGCGCCGGGACCGCCGCTTTCGCGTGCAGGTCCCGGCGCATCTTCTGCCGGTCGATGGGGCGAACCGCCATCGTGTTGCGTCAGCCGAGGCCGAGCGCGTCGGCGGACTGCTTGGCGCGCAGAGCGTCGAGGGCCGCTTGGGCTGCGGCCTTGTCGGCGTAGGGATCTTCGCCCTCGGCGGGCGCGGCGCGATTGCCCTCGGCATCGTTGATCTGATATTTGCCGAAGCCGAGATGCTTCAGCACCAGACCGTCGTCGGAGTCGCCGACGGGCTTGGCATTCTTTGCCGCAACCTGACCACCGCCTGCCGCCTGCTGGCGATCAAACAGGGCAAGCTCGGCCTCGGAAAGATCGCGCACGGCCTCGAGCCGGCGCAGATCCGCGTCATCCTGCTCGTCGGCGGGAATAAAGATCGTGCCCGGGGAGATGACCCCGTTGATGCGGTTGATCGCATAGACGGGGTTCAGGGAATTCGATTTCGACATGAAATCACCTTTCATTTGACCCGGCGGCGCTGAATACCGCCGGGCCTTGATGGTCCTACCGGCGCCCTTAGACAGCCGTCAGCTTGTAGGTTCCGTTCGGATTGATCGGCACCGGAAGCGGTGCCGATTCGAACGAGAGATGTTCGACCTTGACGCGATTCCCCATCACATAGTTCTTGGGGAAGATCGGCAGCGCCTGGTACTTGGCGTCGCGGTCCACGATCATGCCGAAGCAGTCGTAGCCCTTGATCGTCTCGGGGGTCGCGAGGAACGACATGTCGGTGGTGGCGAGATAGCGGGTCTGGGTGCCATCGTCGGCCTCGAAGGTCTCGTTGTTGACGAACAGCTCGACGGTCTGACCGCTACCGCCGCCGATCGTGACTTCGCCGACCTTGAAGCGCTTCGAGCGATCGCCCGAAACGGCAACGCCGCGCTCCATGGTGAAGCCACCGACCGGCCGGAACTTGTCCAGGTTGGCCATGATTTCGACATTCTTGCGCATCACGGCCCAGACACCGCCGCCCATTTCGGCCTGCACCGGCAGACCACCGAACTCGGCATCGTTCATCGTGTCGAAGATTTCCTGGAACTTGTCCATGATCGACACGCCCGACTGGCCGAACCGGTTGCCGGCGGTCAGTACCTCGGTATGGCCGGCGGCGCGCTGGAAATTGACCGTGACGACGTCGCCATCCTCATAGGTGCAGACGACGGAACCATCGATCAGGGCGCGGGCACGCATCCACTCCCACCGGCGCTCGATCGCTTCCTGCGCCTCGGCGGCCATGGCCACCTTGAGCAGTTCGATCCGCTGCATCGGCGACAGCTTGTTGACGTCATACATCGAGTAATCGATGCCCGGCTGGAAGGTCAGCGGACGCAGCGGGTCGATCGCCTCGTCGACCACGACGTTGGCCGGCTTGAACCGGTAGCCGCGCGCCTTGTCGCTGAAGACGCCGCGGCCCTGGCCGAGCGGCTTGACGAACGGCGCGAGCCGGCGCGAGCGGATCGGCAGCTTCTCGAAGTCGATCCATTCCTCGGTGGCAAGGAACGTATTGGTGAAGAAGCGGCTGAACGGGCGCGGCTCCGGACGGGTGTCGCGCATGACGCCGAGCGACTTGCGCTGGTCCCAGATATTGTAGGCGGGGGTGGTCATTGGATGGATTCCTTGATGAAGTGCGCTGGGATCAGATGCCCGGGGAGCCGGTCGCCCGGCGGCTGCGGAAAACGAGGTGAGGCAGCCGGGTCAGGCTCTGCTTCTTCGCGAGCGTGTTGAACGACGCATGGAAGACGAGGGGGCTGTCATCGCCCACGTTGAAGTTCCCGGTCGGGAAGACCTCGCCGTGGATCGTCGTATTCGAAGCGCCACTCGTCGCCGCGTGGACAAGCACACCGCAGACCTCGACGATGTCGACGCCGCCTGCGAGCTGCGTTTCGGCGGCGGTTCCGACATCCGAAGCGCCAGTGCCGCCCGCTGCAGTCGAAACGAGCAGACGGGCCGCTTCGTCGGCGTTTACCAATGCCGCCACGGCGGTAGCGCTCTTGGCACCGGTCAGCGGAACGATCGTGATTTCGTTGCCGTCGACGCTGACCGAGGCGGTCGTGTCGGAGGCAGCGAGAATGATCGAAATGTCGTTGCCGTCGGCGCCGGGCTCGACCGCGGTGAAGGTCAGCGCGGCGTTGCCGGTGCCGATCGCCAGGGAAGCGGCGGCCGCGGCATAAGTGGCCTTGTCGAGCTTGCCGGCCGCGTTGAGTCCGACGACGGTCAGAGCCGCCAGGGTGAGGCTGTCGGCGAGCAGGATCCGCACGGTCGCGGACAATCCGGGCTCGCTGCCGGCCAGAAGCGCCTGGTCGGTATGCTGGTCGAGCGCCTCGAAGCTGGGCGTGCCGCGCACGTCAGCGTTGCGATAAGAGATGGGGACGTCGGTCATTTCGGGGACTCCTTAAGGATTTCGTTCGGATCAGACCTTGGGCGCCGGGCGGACGCCCGAGAGGCCGACGGAACGGGCGAGCGAGATTGTAGCGCTGCCGTCGTCAGTGCCTTCCTCGCCCTCGTTGCCGCCACCGCCGCCGAGATCGGGATTCTGCTGGTCCATCGCCTCCTTGAAGCCGGGACCATTGTTGGAGGCTTTGGCTTCGACGGGCATGCTGGCGAGGAACCCCTGGGCGTCCTCGAGCGAGTCGGAGCGCTGCATCGCGACCGCCATCGCGGCGGCGGGGCGCGTCTTGGCCTCGTCGCAGCCGAGGATCGCGGCGATGCGGGTGCGCTCGGCCGTGGTGCCTTCCGCCAGGCCCGCGGTGCGGCCGGCCGCGGTGCCTTCGGTCACGCCCTCGGCGCGCGCGGCGGCGATGGCGGTGTCATGATCGGCGCGCGTGACGGTCGCCGACGTGTCCTTTGTTGCGGTAGTCATGGTTTCGTCTCCGGTTGATTCGGACAGGTCGGCCGCAAAAGCGGCCAGGGCGTCGTCGAGCGAGCCGATTTCGTCGGCCAGCCCGTTGGACATGGATTCGGACGGCGTGAAGGTGGCCGCCTCGAAGCCGCGGACAATCGCGGGCGCGATCTGACGCGCCTCCGCGACGACCGCGATGAACAATTCGTTGAGCTCGTTGACGCGCGACTGGATGCGCTTGCGCGCGCGGTCAGACAGCGCCATCTCGGGGCTGCCGTCGACCTTGCATTCGCCGGCGTGGAGGAAGGTATATTTCAACCCCATCTTCTCGTTCCAGCCCGACCAATCGATGTGCGTGGCGAGCGTGCCGATCGATCCGGTGCCGCCGACCTTGTTGACGACGATCTTGCCGTCGGGTGAGGCCGCGGCGAGCGTGATCACCGCGTAGGCGGCGGAATAGGCGCTGTTCTGGACGAAAGCACGAACCGGGACGCCGCATGCGCGAATGAGCGGAGCGGCGGCGTCGAGCAGATCGTAGAGACCGGCGACGAAGCCGCCGCCGCTGTCGACCACGAAGGCGATGCCCTTGATATTGCCGGCCGCGAAATCCTCGCAGCCTCGCTCGATCGCGCGCTGTATGTAGACATAGCCGGTCGCCCATCCGCCGAGCGCCCAGGGGAAATTGTGCAGCAGCACGCCCTTGACCGGAATCTGGAGCACGCCCTTGTCGATCACATAGGGGCGGTAGGCGGCGCGCCAATCGTCGGCGGCCGGCCAGAAGGTGTCGCTCGCGCCAGCGGTCTCGGCGAGCAATTCGGCGCCGTGCTCGTGGCTCGACAGCACTTCCATCGCCGCATCGATGCGCGGTGCCATCGATTCCTCGATCAGCGCGAGTTCGCCGGAGAAGCGAGCGACGAGCGGATTGACGTTGGGCCTGGTCATGCCGCTTTCTTCCTGTTTTCGGATTCGTCGTTGGCGTCGTCGTCATTCGAATTGGCGCCGGCCACGGCGCTGGCCTTGCCGGTGATGAAGATCAGCTTGCAGCTCTTGGCGAGGATCGCCTCGCGCTCCAGCTGGCGGAACACCTTGCGCCAGTCCTTCCCGAGCCGGGCAAGCTCGTCTTCGCGGGTCGAGATGCCGGCATCGATCCGCGCGATCGCCGCCTGGGTTTCCTTGAGCTCGTCGATCTGGCCGCGCGAGGCGCCGATCCAGTCGACCTTGCTCACCGCCTCGAACGCCAGATTGAGCCGGTTGCCGCTATAGAACAGCCCGGCCTTCGACTTCGGCAGCGTCGAGAGATGATTCTGGTTGATCGCCTCCTCGAGGAACAGGCGCCAGATGATCGAAGCGAAGCGATCGGCGACGACCTTCTTCTTCGCCTGCATATATTTCCAGGTCTCGGTTATCGCCGCGCGCGCCGAGCTGTAGTTGGTGTTGGTATAGTCGCGGCTCAACTGCTCGTAGGAGACGCCCATCGCCGCGGCGATGTAGCGGAGCAACGACTGCTCCCATTCGGCGATCGGGAACGCGTCCTTGCCGGGCGACATCAATTCGAGCTTGGTGCCTGGGAAGAGGTGGGGAATCTTGACGCCGTCGACGTGGAGGTTGCGCGCGCTGCCGGCATAGCTGGCGACCGAGCCAAGGAACCCTTCGGCATATTGGGTGACCGTGTTGGTGATCCGCTCGGCGGTCGTCTCGCCGCCAAGCGACGCGAACAATTGCTCGGTCGGCATGTCGGACGTGATCGCGGCGGCGTAGAGCGCCTGGGCGGCGAGCCGCTGCAGGTTGATGTCGCGGGTCTTGTGGCCGATCCGGCTGACCTTGAGCGCTGAAGCGAGCTCGGAAATGCCCCTGGTCTGGCCAGGCAGCATCTGCTCCTTGATGTGGATGATCTGCTGGCGGCCCCAAGGCTTTCTGGCCTCGACCTCCTTCCACTCCGGCATCGTGAAATCCCAGCGGATGTCGTTGGGATGCTGAGTGCGAATCTGATAGGCGAGCGGCCGGCCGTTGCGGTCCTGACGGATGCCGGCGACCACGGCCTTGTCCATCGCCGATTTAGGGTCGGTCGAGAGGCGCGCCAGATCGAGCATCTGGATCATCGTCGCGAACTCGCCGCGGCTGGCGCGGTCGCGGTCCCACTCGGCGGCGGCGAGCATCTCGCCGGCCGCGATCTCGACGCCGACGCCCAGGCGCACCAGCCCGGTCAGGGTCGAGGCGCCGGACGCATCGAGCAGATTGTCGGGCGATTCGGCCACCAGGTCGAACAGCTCCTCGACTTCCTCCTGGAACTCCTGCTCCCAGGCGTCGTCGAACGTCTTTCCGAGCTTGCGCTTCAGGTAGCCTGTCGCCGGTCGCGCGTTGGGCATGAAGTGCGCGCCGACGATATTGTCCTTGCGGAGCGTCGCGCCGCCGGAGATGTAGGCATCGTTGCGGATCTGGTCGGCGACGCGGCCGTCGATCATCTCCTTGTCGGGGATGATCGACAAGTCGGCCGACATGACCGGGGCGCCCCACAAAGCGAGCGATTTGTCGTAGACGTCTGCGGCCTCGAACGCGCCCATCGCCATCTCGCCACCCTGCCCGGTGCGGCGGTGGATACTGACCTTGACGATGCCATCGCCGCTTCCGCCCGGATCGACCCCCGCCGGCGCGAGGACCGGCGGCGCGGCGGGGGTCGCCACGCTCGAAGCGGCTTGCGCTGAGGCTTCGAGTCGCGGATCGAATCCGAGGAAGGCCGCGAGCGGCGGCGCGGCGGCGGGGGTGGCTACTGCGAGGCTCACAGAAACACGCTCATCGGCCCCTGCGGGATAACCGTGCCGAGCTGGCGGGCGAGGTCTTGGATATAGGCGCCGAGGCGACCGGCGCTGGCCTGGTTGTATTTGACGAGCTCGCCATTCTGGTCGCGGAACTCCACGACCGCGGTGCCGGTCAGCAGCGCATGCTGGGCGTCGAGCGCCTCATCGTATCGCTGCTGAAGGGTTGCCAAATTCAATCCGCTCGTTCGGGGCCGAACGCGGGTGGTGGCATGTTTAAGCCGGAGAATCAAGTAAAAACTGATTCTACTGCGACAGCCCTGGGATTTCAGCAACCTCCCAGGCGGGTTATCGGTGGAGTTCACCCGATGCCCTGCGCCATCCTGCTGTGGCCGCCAATCACGCGGCCCCAGGCGCAGCAGCACTTCAAATATTACCGGGACGTACGGCACCGGGTCCCCGGCGACCCTGCAAAACCCCGTACTGGTCGAGGGCAGCTTCCGCGCCCGGTTCACTGCCCTCTGTCGCCACCCACATGCGTGTGTGAGTGGGTAAAAACTGATTATGCAAGCGACAGGCGGGCCAACTCTCGACCTTGCGGCTGTGGTTGACACCCGCCTGTCGCTTGCTCGGGATGTGCGCTATGAGACGCCCGGCCACCTCTTGATAAGCGCGCACTACTCCGGGAGAGTTTTCGGCGTCATCTCCCGTAAGCCCGTCCGGTTACCCGGTGCCGAAGCTCACCTCTGAAACACTTCGAAGTCGCCAGCGCCACCCGGCAGCAGATCGTTCTATCCCCGATACTCTTTATAACTACGGCCTCGGGGTAAGCGGGCCCGTGCTGGCTTCCTCGATCGTTTGCAACCGGCCTTGGATTTACCTGGCTTCACCACTTCGAAACAGCGAGGCCTACCGGGCCTGTTCCTCGCCAAATCCTTGCTAGTCGGCGAACCGACAGGGCACCGGGGATTGATTCGCTTCTAAACCGATTCGCACATGAGTGTCAAGTGAAACCTGAAACTCAGCCCAGTTCCTTGCCCAAATCTGCGATGTTGCGTTTCGGCGGGGCGATCAGCGACGGGGCGCCGCCGGGCAGGAACACCAGCGAGTTGCGGTCCCAGTCGGGATCGGCCCAGCTCGGCGGCGCCCGCCAGTCGATCCGCTCGACCCGGATATCGGGGTGCAGCAGGACGCCGAGGCAATAATAGAGCAGATCGAACGCCTCGTTGCGCCTATTGCCGGGATTCTCCCAGCCGCGCGCGGTCCGCACTTCGGCGGTCAGCTGCTGGTAGAGCCAGCCGATATCGACCCAGCCGCCTTCATCGTCGCGCCACAGCGGGAAATTGATCCGACCGCCCGGGTCGATGCGGCCGAGCTTGTTCGACAGGCGATCCTTCAGCTTGTCCGAGTTCATCTTCCAGATCGGCACGTCGCCGCGCGCGATCGCGAACTTGTCCTTCTGCTGCGAATCGGGGAAGCTCTTGTGGATTTCCGGGGCCGAGTCGCTCTTCTCACCCTTGACCAGGTGAAAGCGCAGGTGGAGCTGGCGCCCCTCCGGATCCTTCTTCAGTCGCCGCCAATATTCGTAGGCGTTGGCGGTGACGCTGATCTTCGCCTCGCCGGCCTTGGCCGCGGCCCGCTTGCCGTAGCCGCCCGCCGCGGCGCCGCCCGAGTCGCAGGCCGTGATCTTGACCGCCATGCGCCGCCCGCTGCCATCCGACAGGGGGTAGGTCTTGAGCAGCACCGCATCGGTCAGCAGGTCCCAGTCCTCCGGATAAGCTGCCGGGTCGATCAACTTGCGCTCGCCATCCCCGTCGAGGCGCTCGGACTTGCGGATCTTGCCCATGTCGACGTGCCAGATGTCGGCGGCGGTGGAGAAATCGCCAGCTTCGGCCTGCTCCGGCGTGACGCCCTGCGTGCCGATCCCGTAAGTGTGCCACACGAAGCTCGGCCGCCCGCCCGCCTGAACATCGATCGTGGTGACCAGGAAGCCGACACCAGGCGGCACCGTGCCGCGCTCGCTCCACTCCCTGGCGCGCGCCTTCAACTCCTCGGGCAGGCGGCCGGCGGCGAGATTCTTGGGAACGTGCGGCTCGCCGAAATCGGTGTTGAGACAGGTCTTGAGCTTGTCCTCACCGCCGTTGCGCTCATAATCCTGCTCGGCGACGCGCAGGCGGTAGACCAGCTTCTTCCAGTCGGTGAAGCCGGCCGCCGGGCCGAACATCCAAAAGCCCGCGATGTTCGACCGGCGCGCCTCGCCGAGGATTTCGCCGGTCTCGGGACCGACCAGTCGCGCGTCGGGGATCCAGACCTGCCCCTCCTTGACCCAGCGGCCGCCGAGGTTGAGCTCGTGCTGCATGTCGGGCAGCATCGGGAAGCCATCGTGCGGGCAGATCATCGTCACGCCCTCGGCGCACTCCATCGGGTCCTTCGAATCGGGATAGTTGAGCAGGCGGCGGTGCGGCTCGAACGCCTCATGGCACTGCGGACAGCGCCAGTACCAGCGGCGCCGGTCCGATTCGTTATAGACGCTGAGCAGCCCATCGCAGGGCGGCGCGGCGTGCGGCTCGCCGGGCGGCGGCACCCATTTGGCGTCCTTGACCGGATGGCCGGGAGAGGTCTCGGCGACGTGCATTCGGTAGCGGCCGAACGTCTCGCCGCGCTTGAAGGTCAGCCCCCACTTGTCGCCCTCGCCGGCGATGACGATCGGCTCACGGTCGTAATCGAAGATGAAGGTGTAGCGGTAGGTCTTACCCGACAGGTTCGACGGCGTCGGCCAGGTCACCTCGATCCGCATGCCGGAGAGGAACTTCTTGTCGTAGACGTTGTCGTTCTGGCGGCCGGGGACGAGCTGCTCGCGAATCTTCGGGCTGTGGCGCAACATCCGCTCCAGATCCTGCTGGCTCCACTCGCGCGCGGTGTGCTGGGCCATGTGGACCAGCATCATGTCGTTCGGGTCTTCCTTGACGCTATGGCAGACCCAATTCATTCCCATGGCGGATTTGCCGGTCCTCGCCGGCCCGATGAACACCATCCCCTCGAACTGGAGCGAGGTCATCTCCTCCATCGGCTCGCGCAGATAGGGCGTCCTGTCGAGGCTGAACGGGCCGTCATGCATGCCGGGAAGCCGCACGATATGGTAGCGCTCCGCCGCCTGGGCGACGTCGATCCGCTCGGTCGGCCGCACCGCCTCGGCTGACGCGAGGATCAGGTCCTCGAGGGTGTGGAAGACTCTCATGCCAGAAAAGCTTCAACTGGTGACGGGAGGTGCCCAATGCTATTGATTGATTCAATGCGTTCACGAAGAATGGCGGCGCGCGTTTCCTTGCTTCGCGGCTGATAGGTGCCCTTCCAGGACGAGTCGACGCCGATGTTCTGAGCGATATTGGTGCTGTCGCCGCTGGCTAACGGCAACTGGGTGAATATCGCAGGGTTGAGAACTCGCAGCCCATGCAGCTTGCATATTGGCCGACTGCGGCGATCACAAATGGTCCGAATTGCCGCCCTAGCGCGCGGCAAATAACGGGCCGGAACAGCGACATCATATTCTCCACAGGAGCCAATGCAGACTAGCGGCCATGCCAAAGCGAGGCGCTTCAGCCTTTCGAAGCTTTCGTTGATATGCCACACAACGCCAGCTTCGTGCCGGGAAAATGGCCATGCGTCCGCAAGCGCATCGTTTTCTTCTTCGCTTCCCTCGATGACATCCGGGACGACTGCGAAATCGAATCCGGGATGCCGTCTCCACTCATTGACGAACGCATAGTATCCGGGCCAGTTTACCGGTCGCTTGGTCTTCCAGAAGGTGTAGGCACCGTTATCCAGCGCAAACGACTGGCAAATCTCTGCGGCCAAGCCAATTTGACGACTGTCGGCATACGAGATGAACGCGTGCCCAGCCTGCCATGCGCGAATTGCGCACGGGTCTGGAGTGATGGGTCCGCCGTGATAATGGATCATGCGACAACCCGCGTCTCGACGCCCGAGTGAAACCCGATAGTTTCCACCTCCGCGCGCAGTCGGGCCGCAAGCTGACGAGTGAACTGCTCCTGCAACACCGGTTCAGTGGTGAAGGATTCGACAGCCGCCAGGATATCCTCGACCTTGATGACCCGGTGGCAGCGCACGATCACTTGATAAGCGTCTAGCGCTCCGTCCACGGGACAACGCCCATGCGCGCGAAGGCGGTGTTCGATCTTCACGCGGCGCTTGCGATTCTCATCGCCTCATCGAAGCTGTGGGCCAGATGGTGCGCATGATAGCGAAGCCATGGCGAGATCACCGCATCCTCGCGAAGGACGACGATTACGCGTTTGCCCCGCTCCCAAGCATAAAGCACTTCCATGCTGGTGCCGACGCTCGGTTTGTCATAGTTGACGAGGATGATGTCAGCTTCGGTGACATCGATCTTGTCGAACTCGACAATCTCTCGGAACGCCTCGGCCTCCCGGCCACGATAATCGCGCACCATCGGATCAATGCAACGGCCGTCCCAACTCTTGGTAACGTAGCTCCGCCAATCGGTGCATTCTTCATCGGTGCAGCCGTTGATCGGTCCGCAAAGGTAAAGCGTCTTCATTTGTCAGTCTCCTTGGTTGCCATCGAAGAATTCATTGGGCGCAGGCCAGCCACGCCAGCGCCCCGACGCCCGCAGCGGCGAAGCGCGCGAGCCGGGCCTTGGCAATGCGGCGCCGCGCGATCACGACATAGTCGGCGTTCAGATCGATCCCGATCCAGTCGCGGCCCTCGACCTCGGCGACGAGTCCGGTCGTGCCGGAGCCGAAGAACGGGTCCAGGACCGTGGCGGGGACGATGCCGGCAGCGCAGCCGCAGCCCGGCTTCCATCCCGTCGTCGTCGTCGTCGTCGTCGTCGGCGGCTCGACCATCGTACCCGACGTCCGGGTGCGGCCGAGATCGTGCGTCCGTTCCGAGCGGTCGATCACCATCGACGTCCGCGTTATGACCCGCTGCCACGGCGCGCCGCAATCCGCGCAGACGCCTGCGGCCGATGTCCCGGCGCGGATGCAATCGACGATCAGCGCCGGCGGGAAGGTGGCGAAATGGGCCTCGGCGAACGGCCGCGTGTTGACGCGCCAGACGTCGCGCTTGTTGCGCATCGTCCCCTTGCCGTAATGGACCTCGTCGAGCCCGATCGCGCTCTTGCGGGCAAACGAATTTCGTTTGCCGCGCGACTCGGTGACGGCTGGCTCCTTGATCGCCTCTGCGTCGAAATAATAGCGCTCGCGCTTGGTCAGCAGGAACAGGTGCTCGTGGCTTCGCGTGCAGCGGTCGCGCACGCTCTCGGGCATCGGATTGTCCTTGGCCCAGATGATGTCCTGACGCAGATACCAGCCGTCGTCGCGCAGCGCCAAGGCGACCTGGGCGGGGATCATCAGCAGGTCTTTGCGCTTGTTGCCCCATTCCCGGTAGCGCATCTGCCCGAGCGAGCGGGGGGCGGCGATCATCTGATAGTCGCCGCCCCCCGTCAGCGTCGATTTGTCGGCGCCTTTCGGACCCTTCTGGTCGTTGCAATAGGTGTCGCCGAGGTTCAGCCAGAAGGTCCCGTCGTCGCGCAGCACGCGGCGGACCTCTCGGCACAGTTCGACTAGGCGCACGATATAGGCGTCGGGCGACGATTCCAGCCCGACCTGCTGGTCGACCTTGACCGCGCCGCACGCACACCTCGCGCCGCGTCTGCGCTCGGCTTTCGCCTGGTTGCCGGCGATCGCAGGGTGCGATCGCCGCATGTCACCGCCGTCGGCGACCCAATCCTGCGCCGGCGCGTGATCACACTCCGGGTCGCCGCCATCCCACGTCCCTGTTTGATAATCCCGAAGCCCGAAATAGGGCGGCGACGTCACCACGCAATGGACGCTGGCGTCGGCCAACCGCCGCAGCATCTCCAGCGCGTCGCCGGTCAGAATGCGGCCCGTCACGCCGTCACCGCGGGCCCGTCGTCCCCTTCGCCGCCCACCGCATCGATCGGCGCGGCGACCGGCGCCTGGCCGAGCATCGACAGCGTCTTCTTCTTCTTCGGCATCTCGACCAGTCCGGCGTGCAGCCGCGCCTGGAACGCATCGAGCTTGGCGCGCAGCGCGTCAGCCTGGATATCGTCGAGCCCGAGTTCGCGCATCGATTCGACCAGGAGCGGCATCTGGTTCTTGATCGTCATCCACAGGTCGCCGAGCGTGTCGATGATGTCGGCGGTCAGCCAGGCGTCGCCCGCCTCGAGCGCATAGCGCAGCGCCTCGCGCTTGGCGCCGATGATGAAGCGGTTGAGGTGCGGCGGCAGCTCGCTCGGGTCGATCGACGCAATATAATCGTCGATGCTCATCCTCGGCGGCACGAAATAGCCGATCGCGGTCCGGAAATCGTAGACCGGCCGCCCGCCGCCCGCCATGCCCGCGGTCGGACAGGTCAGCAGCCGCTTGGTCACCGTCGCCGGGTCCATCTGGAAAATCTGGGCGAGGAAATTCTTGCTGACCGGAAGCCGCAGCACGCCGGCCTCGATCCAGGCGCGGCCCGATCCTGCCATCTTGATCGCGTGCGCGCGGACGCCCGCCGCGGTCTCCGGCAGGTCTTCGAGCGCGACCAGGCTCCATTCCTCGGGGGGCGCGGCCGGCGCAGGCGTTGCTTTGGCGCGGGGCGCGCGCTTCGGCCTTGCGGGCGGCGCGTCGGCGGCGGCGATGCCGGGCCCGAGCAGATCGGCGAGCGAGACCGTCATCCGAGGAAGCCCTCAATGCTTGGCGCGGCGACGGATGCGAGGGCGTTCGGCAGATGGCGATGACGCTCGATCCTGCCGCCGATCCACGCCATGCAGCGCACCGCCATCGAATTGCCGATCGCCTTATAGCGCGGCCCGTCCGGGCACTCGGCGGGGTCGGTCGGCGGCGGCAAGGTCGCGGCATAGGCGCGCAGGCCGGCGTCGGTCAGCGTGCCGGCCCTGGCCTCGCGCTTCATGAAGCGGCTCAGCGCCTTCCACGGGATCAGGGTCCAGCCGTCCGGGAAGCCTTGCAAACGCTCACATTCCACGGGCATCAGGCGGCGGACGGCCATGGTCTGGGCACCCGAGGCGACATAATTCTGCTGCTGAGCCGGGAGCTCAGCAGCAAGCGCGCCGGTGATCTGCCCGTCACCGCCGATCAGGCGCACCTCGCTCCGGCTGTTCTGGACGAAGGCGACACTCTGCGGCACGCTGCGCGCCTCCATCGTGTAGGCGCAATCGTCGGCCCTGACGCCGTCGGCGTCAGGGCCCGCATCCGGATTCTCGCAAACGGCGCGCTCCTGAATCGCATAGGCAATCGCAGGCGGGACACCCGCGTTAGCGTGACCCTCGGTGTTGCCCCCGCGCAGAGTTGGTGACAGGTTCTCGATATGGTCCTGAGCGTAACCCTTACCGTTGAAAGCCAGCACAGCCTGTGCTGGCTCGCTGCCGTCGATCGTGCCGGCGAGCTCGACGTAGACGTTGACGCCGGTAGATCGTGGATTGAAGGCCACGATCGGCTGCCCGCGCCCGGTCCCGTCCTCGCTGCCGTCGAAACCGTTGGCCTTGAGCGTATGCGTCACCGAACCGGTGACGCAGATCGCCTCACCAATCAGCGACTCGCTGCCGTCACCGGCATCACCCCCCGTACCTCTCAGCGGATCCGATACGTCGACTTCGCAGAATCCGGCGAAGTGTCCGGTAGCCGCGTTCGCGGCTACCGGTTGCAGCACCGCGGGGAAGCGGTCCTTCTCGGGCATGGTCTGGCCCTTGTGCAACACGGCATCCAATGTCTGGGAGACGTCTCGGCCGTCCCACCATTGTGGGACGGCCTCATCCGGGTCGCCGCGCGGCGCCGTGACCGGATGCCCGTGGCCGTGGCCGTGGCCGTGGCGCAAGTCCTGACCGGAGCAGCCCTGAAGGCGCGCGAAACTGGCGTCGAGCGTCGGGGCTATCCGATCTTCGACGACGAGCATGCTGAGCGGAGTCCCTGCGCCACGGCTGGGCGCAGCCGTGGCTTCAAGAGTGTCCGCTACGCGAGAAAGGTCGCCAGGCCTGGAAACTGCGTCCCCAGCTTCGTCGACTGCCGCCCCGCCTGTAGACAGGACCCCGTCGTCGGGGTCCTGTCCTCGAGGGTCGCCGGTTCGTTCGACGCCGCGACCGCTGCCTGTAAGGCAAGGAGCAAAGGGGTGGGAAGCTTCTTCCCGCGCTTCTCGGCTCGGCGCAGAATCCCGGCGCAGGCCTTCCCACTCAAGAAGTATTGCGGCGGGATCGAACCCCTCACCAGCACCTGCGACAACGAACACACGCTCGCGTCGTTGGGCCAGACCGAAAAATTGGGCGTCGAAGCTCCGCCACGCGACTGCTCTTTCGGGGCCAGCGACAGCACCCGCGACCGACCACTTCGCCACATGGTCGCCCAGTTTCGCGCGCCACGTCCACCAGTCGTTGGACTTTCCCCGCTCGGGTCGCGGGCCTGGGACAAGAGGCTCGTCATCCCCGGCGAGCCCGGCGAGCAGGCAGCCGAACGCATTGCAGTCGAGCGACCGGACACCGGGAACATTCTCCCAAACGGCGATGCAGGGGGGCAGCCCAAGAAGTCCGCGACGGTCATCGATTGCATCGGCCAACTCCACAAAGGAAAGGGTAAGATTGCCGCGGGCACCCACGATTCCCACCCGCAGCCCGGCGACCGAGAAATCCTGGCAGGGCGTGCCGCCGACGAGCACGTCCGGCGCCTCGATCTCGCCGGCGCGCACCCGCGCGGCAAGCAAGGTCATGTCGCCGAGGTTCGGAACGTCGGGGAATCGCCAGGCGAGCAGCGCCGTCGGGAACGGCTCGATCTCCGAAAACCAGACCGGTCGCCAGCCGAACGGCTCCCACGCGACGCTCGCGGCCTCGATGCCGGAACAGACGGAACCGAACGTCAATCCAGTAAAACATGATTCGCTCATCCGAGAAAGCTCGCGAGGCTCGCCCGCACGGCCTCCACGGGCATCTGGTGCGCCGGAATGGTGATCGACGTCAGCCCTAGCCAGGCGCTCGGCCAAGTCGGATGGGGCGAGGGGGTCAAGCCCATCTCGGCAACCTGCCAAGCAAGGACGTCGACCGAGGCCCAGAAAACCCCTTGCTTGCGGCCGGGTCGATGGAATGACTGGGGAAACGGGTTGAGTGCCGGATCCCGATCCTTCATGCGGCGATAGATTTCAGTCTTCGATATGCCCGCCTTGCCGACGACCGTGCGGCACGGCCACAGTTCGACGTCTGGCACCGCGACTTCGGTCAGCGGCGCCAGCGTCTGCATCAGCGGTGGCGTCATCGGCCCGGTCCCCGTTGGCACTGCATGGGACGCGTCTAGCCGGTTAAAACTTGACTTTCAAGTATAAACTGATATTGCGAGCCGACGAAAGGATTTGAGCGATGCTCGCAGGTGGCACCATGAGTTAGCGTGAGAGCGCAAGCGATGCGGTGCCACACCCGGCCACGGCACCATTCGCTGCTCACTCCATTCCGGCCATTGAACCCGCCCCGCGCGCGCACGCCGCCGCGGGGCGTTTTTATAGCTCGCT